TCAAACACCGAGAGCCTCCCGCCGCGCGGCAACGATGGCGCGCATCACGTTCGACTGGTTGGCGATGAGCGTCACGAGCGCGGCATAGCCGGGGTCGGTCGCATATGTGGCAGCCACCGCCACGATCAGCGCGTTCAGATTACGGTCGAGCGAATACTGCTCCCATGCGGCGCGGTAGGGCTCGCCCGTGGTGATCAGACCGGCATAGTCGCGGCAGGAGTCCTCGAGGGAGTCGTAGTCTGCGAATTGCAATTCCTCCTCGACCGGCTTGCCGTCGATTACTTCGGTCGTTGGCTCGGTGCACGACTCCGGATCGCGGCTGTTCTTCTTCATCCCGAAATAGTTCGCGTGGCCGCAGGGCTGCGATCCCCACCGGGACTCGACCGCCCACTGCGCGATCATCAACGGAGCCGGGCACCCGGTTTGCTTCTCCAGCGCAACTGCAATCTGCGCGATCTGAGCAAGCCGGGCTTGGCGTTCGGTGTCTTCGGACATCATCTCCCCCTCCTGTTAGTTCATGGCCCAGTACCAAACCTGAATCGTGGGGCTGGTCATCTGGGCGGTCTGCTGGCCGGTGAACGTGAGCGTGGTGCCGACGAGCGAATAGTCCAGCCCGCAGGATGCGCACATCAGAATTCCGTTCACGAAGACCTGCGGTGTGGTGCTGGGCGCCGGAGTCTGCGTGAGGGTGTAAACCTGCGCGGCGGTCCGGAACACGTCCACGTGCTGTACGAGAGTCACCGCCATCGTCAGCGTGATCGACGACTGCTGCGCGTGCGCCGTCGGCCGGACCATCGGGCCGACTGGCAGCAGTAGCGCCAGGACGAATATGGGCAGAAGCTTTCTCATCGCGGTGACTCACGTTCGGTGCTCTCACATTGGTTATCGGCAGATCGGCGGCGCGGGCCGCTACCACACCGACTGAATGGCGGCCTGCGCGATGGGTCCAAGAAGCGCTTGCCCAGCCGCCGTGGGGTGCTCGCCGTCGCTGAAGTACGTGGTGTTGGCGGCGCACGCGTCACAGCCCATAGTGCCGTTGGCGGCGAAGTCGGCGATGGCGTCGTACCAGGAGCTATCCGCCTTGATGAGCGGGTTGACCGCGTCGCGGAAGGTGTTGAAGCCCGCCGTCGTCTGCGGCAGAAGTGTGGCGATCACGATCTTCAGGCCGGGCGACGCCGCCTTGCGTGCTAGGCAATAGGCCTTTAGGTCTGCCACCAGCGTGGCTGCGCCCAGGCCCGAGTCGTTCGCTCCGTCGAAGAGGAACAGCAACTTCTCGGCCAAACTCGTGGTGGCGAACGCCGCGTCGACGGCAGCAGACCGCGCGCTTATATTGGCGATCCCACTACCGGAGATGGCGAAGTTCGACCCTTGCGGGAAGGGCGTAATCGCGGCCTGCGCCAGAGCGGAGTACTTCAGGTTCGCCCCCATGCTAACGTTCGGATCGGTGATCGAATCGCCTTCGAACACCATCGCCTTTTTCAGCGACGGAATAGCGACGCCACGCGTGGCCATGATGGATTGCACTGCTGCGGTGTTGCCGAGAATTTGGGCTTGGCTGTGCGCCACCCGATAGATCGCCACATAGCCGATCTGCCCCGGCCAGAATCCCGCACCCCCGAAATTGCTGATGAACAACTGGTTGAACTGAATCGGCGCAAGACCCCCCACAGCCCAGGTCTGCGCGAGGTAGCCATCGATGTAGAGATAGATGTTGTTCGACCCATCGTACTCGCCCGCCAGGATGTGCCAGTTCCCATCGAGGACGCTTGCCGCATACGCATAGCCGATGCTGGGGCCGAAGCGAAGACTGGGGAACAGTGTTCCATTCACTTGGCCAGCCAGCCAGAACTGCGGATTCGAAAGGTAGTTGTCGTTCACAATCGGGGCGTAGCCCGCCAGCGCTTCCGAGGTCGTCGATTTCACCGCCGCGTACGCCGTCACGGCAGACATATCGACCGGTTGCCAGCCCGTGGCCTGCATCCACCCGCAGTAGTTGCTCGCGCAGACCGTGGTGCAATCGATGCCGGCGGTAACCCAGGAACACGCGGACGCGGTCTGCTGCGGACCGGCTCCGTTGACCATCGTGTAGCTGGGATTGAAATAGCTGGTAGGGTGCGGACCGACTTCCAACTGCGCGCCCCAAATCAACAAGTCGAGGTGGTCGTTGGCGGCGTCCTGCGCCACGGGAATCGCGTAACCGTTGCCGGTGGATGTGGACGTGAAGGTGTACGAGTATCGCGCCCATCCGGTAGCGGGCACGGCGATGTTCGAACCGTAGTTCACGTTGTTGTCGGACATCCGAAAGGTCTGCGCCACGCCGGTATTGCTCGCCGCGTAGATGCTGATCGTGTATTGCCGCCCGGAAACGAACGGCGGTTGCTTCGCCGTCGTCAGATACCCTCCGGTGCCAACCGCCTGGAGTCGCGATGCGATGAAATCGCCATTCGGATTCGCCGCATATGCATCGGTAAGAGTCATCCCCGGCGCGGTCCACGGCACGGGCCCGTTCGACGTGCTGGTGTTGAACTGCTGTTCGCTCGGCCCGATCATGTTGTAGTTCGGTTCCGGAGGGAAGGCGTAGTTATAAGCGTACCCGCCAGTGCCCTCGTTCAAAACGTACTGAGCAACCAGATTGGATGTGGACGCCGAAAGAGTTGCCCCGAACGCGGTGCATGTGCCCGGCCAGGAGCCCGATGCTTTTGGTCCGTACAGGCAGTTCGTCAGGGTGTCGAGATAGAAATCGCCGTTCGCGCCGGTCCCCGACACCGGAGTGGCAGCACCGTTCCAGATCGTGTTGCCGCTGGCGCCGGTCGCGCCCGTTGCTCCGGCGGCACCGGTGGCTCCAGCAGGGCCGGTGGACCCGGTCGGACCTGCGGGACCGGTTGCGCCGGTCGATCCTGCCGGACCCGTAGTGCCAGCGGGGCCGGTAGGACCTGTAGATCCCGCCGCTCCCGTCGATCCGGTTGCGCCGGTCGCGCCGGCAGAGCCCTGCGGTCCCGTAGGGCCAGTGGGACCGGTCGATCCGGTGACACCGGCAGCGCCGGCAGGCCCGGTCGCGCCCGTGGCGCCCGTCTGCAAAGTCCAGGTGTTCGTTGCCGTGCAGTAGTACAGCGTGCTCGGGCTGGTGGCGATGTTCAACCACACGTCAGCGCCTTGCTTGCAGGACGCCGGAGCGGTGGCAGACACCTGCCAATTGACCTTGCCGTTCATGGCCGCCGACAAGATCGAAGACGCCGTCTGCGAGCTGAAATCGGACCATCCCTGCGCGAAGGCAAGAGCAGATCCGGCAAGCGTGAAGAGAAGAATAAGTCGTCTCATGGTGATAAGCTCCTTAGTTACTCAACGAGGTTAGTTGGCTGTTGGAGAGCGCCACCAGTTGAGCGTTAGTCAGAGTAGAAAGCTTGAGGGAGGAACTCCCTCCGCCGGCGCACGGCAGCAAGCTTACTCGTTGGGAAACAACAGTCACGCAGTACGCGCCATCAGCCAGGCCCGCCGCATTCATCTGGCCCCACTGCACTGCGGCGGTGCTGGGTGGTGTGACCGATTGGGCCACGCTCGAAATCCGAAGCGGCGTCGACGAGGTGGGGACCACCCACATCTCGGTTCGCCGGATCGCTCCGTTCAGCAGGTAGACGGCGTTGTAGCCAGTGTTCGCCGGAGATGCCGTATCGTTGGGCTCTAGCGGGATCGTGACCGCGCCGCCCACGATATTGAAGGTGCTCGACTGCATCTCCACTCGAACACCATCCGCCGCCACAAAGGGGACGGTCGGTGTGATCGTGATCGTGCCGTTGGTGACCGCCGCCCCGCCTGGAGCTTGAATGTTGGTCTCTCGAATTACCGTCTGAGCGCCGAGTGGAGCAATCAGCGTCGCACACAGCAGTAAACATCGTCTCATCGGAGTTTCCTTTCTAAGCCGCTGCTTAGAACACCCTGGCGACCCGCCTGTTCGCAGGCAAAGGCGGCACGCGCCAACTAAGCAGAGTCAGATGGTCGACCGCCCAGAAGCCTATGATCGGTATCCCCGCGTTCACCGCCGCGAGGTACTGCGCGGTCCATGCGCACGCGCCGTTGAACCACGGCACGAGATAAGCCAGTGCCGGCTTCGCGTACGTCAACACCGAAAAACCGTAAGCCATGGCGGCCTTCGCCAGATCGATGTTCAAGTATGCAGTGCCCCAGGACAGCGCCTCCAGCTTCACGCGGTCGATGTCCCCGTTCGGTGCCATATACTGCGACGGGATGTTGACGTAATTGTTCATCCGGCCGCCCTGCGGGTACGGATAGCCCGCGTTCCAATAGACCGTCGGGTTGTTGGTGTCCATCGGCAGCAGCCATTCGATCTTGGCTCCCGCGTATGCCGCCTTCACTGCCTGCGCGATGGCGTGCATGTGGCTGTAGACCTGGGTGCGCAGGAAGTTCGCGTCCGCGTGCGAGTTGACGCTCGGGTCGTCGTCCTGCGTCCAGAAGCTGGCCAGCGCGCGCCCGAGCGCCGCCAGCGCCGCAGCCGCCGTGTAAGCGTCGTAATAGGCCATGCCGCCGCCGCTCACCGTGCCGCCCTCCGTATACGCCGCGTTCCCGTTCGATCCGGTCTCCGTGAAGTGCGTGGCATCCGTTACCACGATGGGCCACGTCCCGTTCGCCGCCGTCGTGCCTTCGACCGCCGCGACTATCGCGTTCTGGCCGGTGGAGAAGCCGTGCGCCGCGACCGTGCCGACTGAAATAGGAGCGGTCCAACTGGCGTACCCGATGGCCTCGTTCATCAGGCGCGAGAAGAACCACCAGCCCACCTCGCCCAACTGGAGCCACGGCACGAGGCCCGCCGCCGCGAGAATTCCGGCAGCCTGCAGATAGCATTTTTCGAGGTAAGCGGTGACCGTCGCCGGGTTGAAGCAACACTGCTGGGTTTGCAGGTCGATCAGCGTCGTGGCGCCTGCTGCCACGGTGAACGCGGTCCCCGAGACGAGAGTCGTCAACTGGTAGTGGTCGGCGTCCGTGACGATCACCGACCACACCGCACCGTTCGGCCCCTGCGCGATGTGGACAGTGTTTCCGGTGACGTACCCATGACCGATCTGCTCCACGGTCTGCGGTCCGGACCCGCTCACTCCGTCGACGACGCCCGCGCCCCAGGAGCCGAAACCGGTGGCAGTCAAGACCGTCGCGCCGTTGGCGAAACGCTGGCACCAAGCGCCCGCCGCAGTCGCGGCGTCCGGCGGCGCGAGCAACTCTTGGGAGAACGCGACAGTCATGGTCTGCCCCGCCGCCTTCACCTCGGCGGCGAAGTCGGTCAAGAAATCTTTGAACGCGCGATTCAACGGCGAGGACTGCGACGCGTCCACCGCCCATGTGCCTTCGTTCCCGCCGGCCAGGGCGGTCGAACCGATGTCCCCGGCTACCGCGACCGCGATTCCGGCGCCGGTGCTCACCGACAGGTCCAGACTGAAGCCGTTGACGGGGCTGAGGACCGTGATGGTGAACTGTCCGGCGGTGGCGGTCGGAGCTGCGCAGATCCCGACGAACGTCCCGTTAATCGCGTTCACCATGCGCTGTGCGAGCGTGGCCAACGTGTCTGCCGGGTACGCCACCGCGCCCAGTACCGTGCCGCCCAGCGAACTCCCGCCCGATGGATTGCCGCCAGTCGTCGTGGCCCCTGAAATCGTCGTGCCGGTGTTCGGGAAGGTTCCTCCCACTGTCAACCACACCGTGTCCGCGCCGACGCCGAACGAGTTCCCCACATTGATGGTGCCGGTCAACGTCACCGTCGCCTGGTGAAAGTTCCCGCCGTTCCGGACTCTCTTAAGCGCGAAAAATACGCCCGCGTAGAAGTCGATGTCTCCCGTGAACCCGGCTTGGCTCAAAATCCACAGCAGGCGCGCGGGCGGGATCTGGTACGTTTGGCCGGTGTCGAAGTCGCAAGCGCAGTTGGCGTTGGCGTACGTCGCGGAAGGCGCCACCGGATCGGCCAGGACCGCCGCCTGGAGATAGTCGAACAAGCACGTCCCGCTCGCCACCGTCAAAACGACCGTATGGGTGCCCGCCGCCACCGCGCTCGCAATCAACCGGCGGCCGGAGGTCGGACTGGCCGATGCCTGGAGCGAGTACGCGCTTACGGGAGCAACCGCCCCACCGTCCACTGTCGCGTCGACGGTTCCACCAAACGTCGAAAGCGCGGAGCCCAGATACAAGTTGTGGCTCGCCTGGCAGCTATAAGTGATCGTCACCGTGTCGCCCGCGTGCCCGCTCTGATATGCGAAGCCGCCCAGGTACCACCCGGCCACCTGCGTCCACCCGCTGCCGGCGCGCTTCGCCCAGGTGTCGTTCGACGGGATGGTGACCGAACCGGGCCCGGCCACCTTCAGCGGAGTAACACCGCCCGGATCGCCGACCGTCCAGTTGGCCAGGACCGCAGACCACTCCTGCGGCGCGAACGCCACCAGCGACGGGTTCACCGTGCCGGAGTCGTACGTCAGCGGAGGCGCGAACGTAAGCCACAACTGCCGGACCGCCGCCAGGCCCAGCGCGGAGAAATCCATGTGGACGTGTATCGACGTCGGGTCGGTCCCGCCGGTAAGCTTCGAGGCGCCGGCAGGCGTCAAATAGCACGTCGCGGTCTTGTGCATCTCCAGCAATTCGATCCCGTTGCCGTCCACACCGACCGCCCGCGACTGGACTGTGAAGCTGCTGCCGGCCTGCGTCGCCTGCAAGACCGCGTTCGCGTTGATCTGTGCCACCAGTTGGGCGGCCACCCATGCCGTGAGGCTCGTGATTTCGAGAAGGAGTAAGCCCGTCCCGTTGCCATCGGAAGCAGAGCATGTAACCTCTGCACCCGTGTTCAATTTCGGGGTGAGCTCCACATTATTCCCCGCCGCCACCGCCGTGGCGTTCGCGTCCGGTGCGGTGTTGATGAGATTCGCCAGCGCGGTCGCGATATCGCCCGAGCCATCGGTCGCAAGTTGCACATAGGTGTACGTCTGGGTGTCGATGGTGATCGTGTGGCTGTAGCCGGTGCCGAAAGAGTTGAAGAATGAAAAGACGATGGATGACACAGCCCCGGCCCAACTCGGCACCACCACATCGAAGAGCACGTTGCCCAGATAAACCAATTGCACGCGGTCGTACACCGCCGGAGTTCCGTTGACCGTGTAAGTGCAACTGGCCTGCGCGCCGCCCATCGTCGCCGTAACCGGTAGCGCCACGGTGCCGGGCGTCTCGGTGACGACGCCGCCGGCCAAGCTGCGCGCGATGTAACTGAGCGAGCCCCACGCGACCGAAGGGTACTTCGAGCTCGTCGCATTCTGGCAGCCCGTCCAGGACAGATCGAAGTCAAGTGTGACGCCCGCCAGGGAGAAGTCCGGCAGGTATCGCGAGGTGAACAGGTGGCCGTAAACGTCGTCGGCGTCGAACAGAACAGCCACCGCGAAGTCGGCCTGATCGCTCCAGCATCCGCTCATGGTGAAGCCGCCGGCAGATGCGTTGTGCATCGATGCCGCAGCTCCGCGGCGGTCGAACCCGCGCAGATAGATCGACCGGTGGGGCTCGAGTTTTGAGATCGTTGCCATCGGGTTCTTATGCGTGTTTGCTTTGCATTGGTTGCGGCGGCTGGTGAAATTGCAACCGTTCTGCTGATAACCGGCTGGAACAAGAGAGAGGCTTTTGATGCAGCAAGTAAAAGCAGATTGATTCGCTGGCCCACGACTGCCAGATCACCCGGACCCAGTTCATCCGGCAAGCGATTGTCGGAGCGGTAACCAGTCCGGGCAGAACCATCCTTCAGTGAGGTGGTTGTGGCCTCGCGCGATTACTGACAGGTGAGCATTCGCGACCTATTGCCCAATGTAAAACGTCACCGAATAGCGGGCGGAACCTGCATATGTTTCTTCGCCGTAAAACGGCAGAACGTTGGCAGCGGCGACGCGACCAGCTACACGGAATGTTCCGGGCGCTAGATCCAGATCCTGAGATGCGCCTGGAGCCAGAGTCAACTTCTGCGAAACCGGACCGTCGAAGAACACTGACAGTTCGTAGGCGGTGGAATTCTTGATGTTCATTGTGGTCCGGACAGAAACCGCGGGAATGCTTTCTGTGGAGCGCTGCGCTGGTGGCATCGCCGCATGAGTCCCGGAACGAATCGCTTCAACCTCATCGTGGACAGTGGCTTCCGTGGGCGGCACCTCGGGAGGTTCGGGGAGTAGTGCTTTATCAAATTCGACTGGCGCGGCGGACGACGGAAGTGCGACGACTGCGATACGGGTCGTGGCCTCGTTGATCTTCGCCACAAAAACCCTCCGGGCCGGTTTTGAAGGGTCAGCGAAGAAGACTTGATTAATGCCCACTGCTTTTTCGTCGGGCTGGAACGGAAGGTTGAGAATCGATCCCACCGATTTCACCGTGCCTTCGTAGCCGTCGCTGGAGGCATGGAACACGCACCCGAACGTCCAAGCGGAAGGAGACGGAGGATTGGCGGGCGGGGTCTTGAGCAAGGCGCACTTGTCCGCGCCAGCAAGTTGAAGACTGGTCTTCCACTGGCGACTGTCAGATGCGGAGAGGTCGAACTCGCCGCGAACACTGGCAAAGGGGTCAGGCTCATCGGCAAAACGCAGGGCGGCTAAAATGCTTTTCGCGAAAGCTAGCCTGGCTTCTTCGCGCTGCTGCGCTATTTGGCGGGTTTCCTCCTCGTACAATCTCCGCTTTGCCTCCACATCTGCCTGCCAGGCGGCATCCGCTTCCTTCCGTTTGCGTTCTGCCTCTTCACGCTCAATCTGCGCCCGATGGTCCTCTTCGATCTGCTGAGTACCGCAGGCGTCTTTGACCTGTTGCAACAAAGCTCTGCTGTTCATGCCCTTCTGTTTTACGGATATGGCGAAGGTCCCATGCTCATAAACGTCCCCGTGATTTGCGAATTTGAACTTCAGTACGTGCTCGGATCCGACCGTCGTTTCTCGGACGAAGTCGGTGCATGAGGCCTCGGTTGTTGGGAGGCCGTCGGCGGGGAAGCCATAGCTAGGAGATTCTTGCCCTAGGTACGTTTTGACGTGCGGGGCGTAGCTGAAAATGACCCTGGCATGACTCACTGTCAGGAGCGTCCACACCGTCGGCCACGTCGTCTTCGTCACCTTGTCGACGGCTTCGATGCTAAAGCTTAGGTCATTTGTGGCGGCGAGCCCGACCGGCACGACGAACAGGGCCGACCAGACTCCCAGCGACCAAAGCAACGGATGCCGTCTTACCGACATAAGAGACCTCCCACTGGCTACGTCCGGGCCATGCCAGACATTTCACAAAAAACACGGCGGGACCGAAATTATATGGTATTTCACGCCGTGCCGGACTGCAAAAGGGCCGCCGGCCGCCGGGCCGCCGGAAACGGACATTCGTCAACGTCGTTGTTCACGATTTCGTTGGTAAGCCTACATGTAGATGAACACCGAGAGGTCCGCGCCCGGCACCGTCGTGCCGACGGCGGTGATATCCATCGTGATGCTGGCGCTGCCGGTGATGACCCCGGCCGCCGTCAACTGCGCGGCAGTGGGCTGCACCGACAGGTTGCCTGCCGCAATCGTGAGACTCATCCAAAGCACGCCGCCCACGTTGATTTTGATCGTCAGTCCCGCGCCGGTCGGGGCGGTGCCCACGAGCGCCACGACCTCGTTGGGAGTACGTGTAGCGTTCAACTGCAACGGCGGCGCTTGGTTGCTGCCAATCGCCAGAGTGCCGGCCACCTGCAGCGTCGCGCCCGGGGACGCGTTGGTCCCGACCGCCCCGTAGATCCAGTCCTCGCGGACCGGCGCATCGCCGTCCGGAGACTCGTTGCCGTTCACGTCCACTGTGAAGCCGGCAATCAACATCGGTTGCTTGATGAAGTTTGCGGTCGGTACCGCAAGTGTAACCGGCGTCAACGGGCTCGCGTTGTCGATGGAGGTGGAATCGGCTTGGAAGACCCAACTCGGACCTTCGATAATCCACGTCGAGGTTTGGTCCATCGTAAGTGCCGGCTGGAATGTGACACCCGTGGCGGTGTTGCCTGTGATGGTGCTCGGTAGCTGGCCGCGTCCGGTGTTCGCGATAATGCGAATCAGGTTCCCTATCTCAACGCCCACCCCGCCGACCACGCCGATGCCGCCGTAACCGTTCAGCGAATTCCTGCAACCGTTGTCGTTGACGGTGTTGACCTTCGCCGGCTGGGCATTCAGGTTGTCCGACTTGAACCGAATATTGAACGCATCGCCCGGCAGCACGATCCCGGTAGGGTCGCGGTCCAGTGTGAGCGTCCCGGTCGCCGGCACGTGAGCGACGATGTTGAAACTTGCAAACGGCGTGCTGGCGTTCGGCCTGCCGATGATCGATAGCACCCGCCCTGCCGCGTTGAACGGCGTGCTGGAAGTATCGACCATGTCCGACGACACAATCGTGTTGGTGGAGACGCCCAACACGGACGCACCAATCACACCCGAGTGCCTCAGGATTTTTGCTTTGACCCGCACCTTGGCAACGTACGGGGACGGCATCGCCCAGGTCGACCGCGCCAGCGGGCCGGAGAACGTTATAGAAGACGGGCTGTAGGTCATGCCGTCCCCAGTCGGCGTGAGCGCGCCCGACAACTGCTCGCAGATCAGGTCGTCCTGGCTCGCCACAAACAGAACGAAGGACGCGAGCCCGGTGACCGCTGGCCATTTGATGTTCGCCAGCGTGAAGGAATCGGTGCCCGTGATCGACGTGCCGATGACAACGATGTTCGACGGCACTGAGGGAAGACCGCTTGCATCGATAGCACAGATGGCCACGTAGAGCGTCACCATCGCCGGCAGCGAACCGGCCGTCGACGCCTGCCCCACCAGCCCGATGCCCGGCGCGCCCGCACGCGTGGCACTGAATTCGTTCACCGGAAGCTTCCCGGTGATCACCAGGGAAGCCTGCTGGCTCCCGTCCTGCAGAGGAACATAAACCTGATCCGAGTCGAACGTCCACTCGCCAGGGAAGAGCGCGTCGCTCGCGTTGGCCTGGATTTGATAGGGCGCCCACACCGGGCCCGCCGGGATCGCGTAGAAGATCGGCGACGGCGGCGCGGGCGCCACGTCCACCGGCTTCGGCCCGACGTCCAGGTCGTACATCGACGCAGTGACGGTCTGCCCTTCGATTTGCACCGACCAGTCTTTCTTGAGACTCCACTTCTGAATCCGGAAGCACATCGTGATGACGTGGTACGAAAGACCCGTCCCGCTGGGCGGCGCAGGATTCGTCGTGATCGTGGAACCATCGCTCGCCACCGCTGTGATGGTCACCTGCTCGTTGCCGATGAGGACCACCTTGTTGACGAGCTCGGTGTCGCCGGTCGCCGTGCCCGCATAGGTCCACGCATCGCCGCTTACGAAGGTCGCGACCGCCCCCGCGACGTTGCAGATGCCGCGCGCGCCCGGAATGTCGGGATGCGTCATGGAGACGACCTGGCCGACCTCGTTCCCGAGCCCCAGGAGCGTGGTCTGCCAGGAAGCGTTACGCGCGTTGCGCCATTCCATCGGCGTCACGCCGCCGCACTCCTCGCGCGTGCGGGTGGCCGCGATGCGCAAAGCCTGACTCAGCGTGCTGATGCCAACCGAGTGCATCTGGCTGGTCAGCGGCGATCCGGCGCGCCCGTAGTAAGCCGCATGGCTCTTGTCGCAATAATCCGCCGTGTTGGCCTGGAATTGATACGCCACGTCGGCGTAGGAAATGATCAGATGCTCGAAGGCCGCCACGGTCGGCGTCAGCTTCAACGTTTGGAAGAGGATGCTGCCCAGCGTATAAGCGTCCACCGCGCTCGCGTTGATGCGGCACCCAAGTTTCAGCTTGCCGAATTCCCACGTGTAGAACCCCAGGCAGCAGTTGAGCACCTCGGAGAGCCAGTCGCGGAACGGCTTCTGGCTGCCGATCGATCCCTGGAACTGAAACTGGATTTCGTTCCCGGTGCCCAGGATCGCTGGCACCTGGGCTGCGGCGATCTCCGCGGCACCGCTGCCGTCGCCCACGATCAGCGAGGACAGCACGAAGGCCCCAAGCTGCTGTGCCGACATGCTCGGGTACGACATCGAGTCGCCGGGCGTCGCGCTGCCGGTGATCGGGGTGAGATAGTAACTCGTCCAGTCGTATTTACCATCGGCGGTGAAAGTGATGCCACCGAGCGTAAGGGTCGTGCCGACCGCCATGCGATCCTCGACGGATGCGATCAACGCCTTCTCTGCGTTGCCGGTCGGGTTCGGCCCGGCGATCACCGCGCACGCCTGCACGTACGCGTTCCAGACGGTCGCGAAGTTGGCCGCGAAGATGGTTCGATTCGCGGCGGTCTGGTATCGGGGAGCGAGGCTCTGCCAGTTGTAAAGATTGGTCGCCAGCAGGGCCTCTGCCTGGTTCGCCGCGTTGCTCATCGGCACGCTGTACGCGTTGCCGGTGAACGCGCTGCCGATCCACGCGATGAGGCACGCCCACATTCCGACCGGGTTCCCCAGCGCGGCCACGTATTCGAAGTCGCCGATGGTGGACCCGCTGAAGCTGAAGAACGAACTGGGCGGCAGCGTCACCACGATTGTCTGGGTGTTCAGCGGCGCCTGAAGGCCGGCGGTAAGCCCCATGGCGCGCAGGAACATGTTCACCGCGATCCAGAACGGATTGATGAGGCCGGACACCACGGAGCGATTGCCGTGCTGGTCCCACACGAAACCGGCGAGGCCGTAATCGAGCGGGATAACCATCTGGTGCTGGTCCGGAGTGCTCGGTTGGATGGTGCTCGACTTCGTGATGCGAACCTCGCAGAACGCGATGCCCGCCGCGTAGTTGTTCGGCTCCCATGTCTGTGGCGTCCCCTGGCCAAGCGAGAAGTAGTCGCTCGTCGGGTTGGCCGGATCGTTGCCGAGCACCTGCCGCAGTCCCATGCCGGGCTGGTTCTTTGTGATGACCAGATTGCCGTTGACCTGAAAGCCCTGCCACGTGTAGCCGTCGACCGTCGGCGCCACCACGTACCGGTAGCCGTCGGCGTTCTGCACGATCTGCGAGGGCGTAAACCCGCCCAGCGGGCCCGCGCCCAGGATGCCCAGAGAGTCTGCGTACGTGGACTCGTCGCGGTACGCGACCATCAGTGCGTTGGCCAAAAACGCGAAGAGCGCGTTGCCGCCCGAGTTGCACCAGATCTCCGGCAGCGCCAGACCCCAGATGTACTCCGTGATGATCGACGTGGCCGTGACCGTATTGCGGCCGATGCCCACGAAGCCGGTGGAGTCGTCCTTGATAATCACACCCTGCGGGTCCGCCTGCTGGCCACCGAAGTACGGCGACATCCCGTGCACCTGACAACCGTTCGCCGATTCGAGGTAATAGTCGCAACTAGCCGGATCACCTCCTGCCGCACTGACCGCCGCCGCGCTCGCGCCCTTGGTAGCCCAGAGGCAGTAGACGCCGTCGTTGTAGGTCTTCCAGCACTGGCGGCTGGCCTGCTTCTCCGGATACTGATTCATGATCTGGAAGAAGCCGTCGGAGCAGACCACCGGGAAGTTCGGCGTGCCGTCGCTCGCATAGTTCTGAATGACGCCCTTCCAGATTTGAATCAGGAGTCCGGAGTTGACGTGGTACGCGCAGAAGTCGATCTCCGCGTATTTCAGATCGGTGTCGTTGACGAGGTCCGTCATCGTGCGGTCGGCATTGCCGAACGCGAATCGCACGGTGTCGGACGATCCCTTGATGTCCTGGGAGACGAGGACGTCGGAGCCAGGCTCGCCGATCCCGGTAATGCGCGGCAGGTAGAGTTGCGAACTGGATGCCCACCCGAGCGCAGCGGCCACGGCACCGCTCGCAGCGTCCGTGAGCGTCACGCGCCGGTCGGAAAGCCAGATGTCCGGCACGGCGGTTTCGCGCACGCGGATGTGAATGAGCGGAATCATCTCCTGGACTTCGGAGAGCAGCGCGGTCGAGAGCGCCGTCGAGGGGAAGCGCATGCAGGGCGCGGCGACCACCGCGTACGTCGGTGCCGCCGTCGGATCGACGACCTCGATCAGATTAAAACCGGTCTGACAAGCGTTGCGCAGGTAGTTGAAGGAGATCGGCGTCTCCTCGAAGGTCACCAGGACAGAGCTTGTAGTCCCGTCCGGGTTGGGCACGTTGTAAGTGAACGCCTCCGATGGGCCCTGCATCGACTCCCAGAACGATCTCAGTTCGCGCGCCTCCGTCCAGCCGAGATTGCCGCGCGAGAACCGGAACTTCCGAGGTCCGATGCCGCTATAGAAGCGCTGCTCCTGCTTGGCGTCCCTGCTGCCGAAGCGCTGGACAACCACCGACCGTTCGACGGAGAAGCCGACTGGGTACTGCGTGGTGAGCGGGAATGTCTGGCCGGAGTTCAGCACCGTGGGGACGGCGATGCGGCCGATGGTGTCGGACATGCTGAAAGGGATGATGAACGCAACTTGAGTCGCGTTCAATGAATTTCAAAACAAACGCAAAGGTTGGAAGCTGTTCGCGGGGTCAAACTGGTTTTGTCATTCTTGCGCTCCCGATGTTCTGAGGAGATTTGCGATATCCAAGCGATTTTCCTTTATCGCCCATTCGAGTGCAGTGCGGCCGTGTGCGGGCCTCATGCTGGGGTTAGCTCCAGCCCGTAACAAACTCGCCACCACGGATTCTGAGCACCAAACAGCTGCCATCGATAATGCGCACATGTTGTCGTGCACTGCGTTCGGGTTTGCTCCTGCTTGTAACAGGAGGTCAACAGTCCTCTTGACCGCTTCCACAGGAAGGCGCTGTTCACGGGCACTGCCTGCAGCCAAGGGGACATTTGTCCGCCGAAAATCCGCGCTGACCACACAGAATAGTGCCGTATAACCATGTCCTGCCGCCTCGACGTTCGCCCCGTGTGCCAGGAGAATTCTCGCAATGTCATCACGTGCACACCAAGCCGCAGCGGCGAGCGGTGCAAAACCATGCTGGTTAAGGCCATTCGGATTCGCACCAGCGGCAAGGAGCTCTTGGACGGTAGAGACTGCACCGGCAGCGGCCGCGTCGTAGAGGCTGATACGCGCTTCCAGCTTAGCCCCTATTGCGGCCTTGCTGAGTAGAAGCTTGACAACTTGGCTATACCCGTTTCTCGCCGCACGATCCCGTGCCGTCTGTCCCTCATTATCAGCGGCATCGGCAGCTGCCCCTCGATCAAGTAATAGTCCGACGACATCCAGGTGGCCGTACTGTGAGGCTGCGGCTAACGCTCGCTCCCCGCTGGGCGTTGCTGCATTCACGTCGACACCGCGACTAAGGAGCAGTTCAACTGCTTCCCTTAGCCCGCGCCCTGCCAGCCGAACGAGAGCTACTGCACCATGGAGGGAGGCTATGTCGGCTTTGGCGTCAATGAGCCGATTCAATACCTCGCAATGGTAACGCGGGTCTGGGTCGTTCCCTGAAGTGAAGGCTTCACAGTCTGCCCCACGAGAGAATGGGGTGCGCCCTGCCTTATCCGTCGTGTCCACCTGCGCGCCGTGCTCAAGCAATATCTTCACGGCTGCTGGCTGACAATAGTATGCTGCCAAATGTAAGGGTGTTTCCCCATAGAGGTTCACCGCATTCACATCAGCTCCGCTCGAAAGCAGCAAGCCCAATGCTTCAAGGTTGCACTTTGAATGGATGGTTTCATGCAGCGGTGTGTTTTGGTGGAGGTCTCTTGCGTTCACGTCAGCACCCCTCCTCACAAGCACCTCTGCGACGTCAATAGGTGTGTGTGAAGTGAACAGACGCACTCTGCGCCAGCTGATTGCATCAAACAACGGGGGTTGACCTGTTTCGTCTCGGACGTCGAAGTCTGCTCCTTTCGCAAGCAGCAGTTCCGCGATCTCGGCATTTCCCGTCATTGCGGTTTGGTGTAGCGTGGACCGCTGGGAAACCGCAATGTTGAGGTCCGCGCCCCCGTCCAATAGCAATCGGACCATCGCAGCGTGTCCCTTTGTGACAGCACGGAAGAGCGGTGTGCAACCTTGAGCGTCCAGGGCATTGATCTCTGCTCTTTTCTTCAAGAGTAGGCGGGCTTCATCGCAACTGCCCTTCTCTGTGGCTTCATGGAGGGGCGTCGGGCCGGAGGCAGCTGCCTTTCCCTTGAAGAATCTGCTGAATAGATTCATTGAGTCGGTTTATCGGCTAGAGTATAGCACCCAACTGCCGGGTCTGAAACGCCTGGCGGTGCTCGCCGCGACGGCGCTTTCGAGTTCTTGGGATGGACTAATTGTCAAGCTACTTCTGTGATTTCCAATGTCGGGGCGTTTGTCCGCGCTACATCCGTCGACTGCACCCAGTTGCCGCGGAACACGACGGTGACGCGGCCCCGCGTTTCGTTGCCCGTGGGATCGTAGTTGCTGCCGATCTGCAGGCCAGCGGCTACGTCAAACGGATTGTAGAAGGCGAACGGGATAAGGCCGCCATTCTTGGACACCCAAAAGTTGTACAAAGCGGAAAGCGACGACGCGCTCAAGCGCTTGCTGAGCCGGAACGTTCGACGCGAAGTCTGCGCAAGCTGCGACCGCTGGATCGTCCCATCGTGATACTGGTTCTGGAACTGGGGGTACTCGCGCGCCTCGGTGAACGCGGTGCAAAGCGAAAACGGCATGACACCATCCAGTGCGGCGGGTTGGAGATTGCCAGGCATCGGATCTACGCCACCATCAAACCTGGTACCTGGAGATTGGCCGACTGCTGGGTGCGGCCATAGCTGGCGTTCTGCGCCGCCATGGATTGATCGGCCACGAAGTCCGAAGTGATCGGTTGACCGTTAATGTTGAGCGACACGTACGTGCTGCCAGACGGTGTCGTGTTCGGTCCCGGAGTCGTCGGGAATGTGGACCCGCCGATGCCTCCGAGCGTGGGCAGATCCGATACGTACGAGTGCCACGCGTTGTTCTGAAAGCTGGCCTGCTGGTACAGGTTGCCGCCCTGCTCGACGAGCGACCCGGCATACGGCGTCGACGCGGAGAGGGGCATCTTCTGGCCGGTGGCCTCGGAATAGAGCATCACCAGTTGGCGTACCTTGGGCGACCGCACGGCCACCGCGATGTCGTTGCCGAACTCCGACTGCGCGATGCTTACGACCTGCTTGATGGTGCCGCTGTTCTGGGGGATATCGACACCGTAAATCTGCTTGATGTCGTTGTGCGCCTTCACCTGCGGCGACTCGATGCCGGCCAGCTTCTCGCCGATGCCGATCCCGAGTCCGGCGACCGCACCAATGCCCGCGCCGAGGACCGCGCCCATGGGGCCGCCGTATTGCATCCCGAAGCCCGCACCGAGCAGAGCGCCGCCAGCCGTGCCCATGCCGACGCCGCCCCAGCTTCCCATCTGCTTTCCCATCAAACCACTGGTCGCGAGCATCATCCCGGCAGCGGTAGCCATGGGCGAGGTGGCCACAGCCAAGCCGCTGCTGGCGGCTTGGCCGGCGAACGTCGTCTGGTCGATGGGAAGACCGTGGTACGCCTTGGTGTTCCAGACCGAACTTTCAAGTTGAGACAGTCCTGGGAATGCCGGCTTGCCGCTCAGAGCAGGCGCCAATTGGGAGAGTGGACTCCCACGGTTTAGCATCGGCAGGTTCGAGAGCGCAGACGTGCTGTACCCGCCCTCCGGTGCGCCGCCACCGGACGGCACACCGCCGACGCCAGCAGGCGCGCCACCGCCGCCATCGATTATGAACGTCGGGCTGGCCTCCGGCACGGCAGCGCCGTCGCCACCGCCGCCGGTCATCGTCACCGTAGCCATCCGCGCAGGCACCGAGATGCTGGGCACAGAGACACCCGCCAGGCCGGCGATGCCTGTAGGCGCGGCCACCGCCGGAGCGGTCATCCCCATCGCACCGGCAAGCACCGCGGTGAGCGCCGCCACGTGCGCCGAGTTCAGAATCGTCGCGGTGGTGTTCTGGTCCGTCGATATTTTGATTGGGTCTGCCTGCTTACTCCCGCCGAAGATCCCCTGGAAAATGCCGGCCAGCCCGCCGCCCCCGTCCGCGCCGAAGATCGCCGGGTGCAAAACGTTGGCGGTCATCGACGCCATGCCTTCCGCTACCGGCTTAATCACTGCCTCGTGAATCGTACTGGCGAGTTCCTTCGGGAACTTGGTGGGATGCATAAGCAGCGTGTTCCACAGACCCTCGCTTTCCTTTTTGAGCGAGTCCATCTGCTGCTTCTGAATTTCAAGCTGCTTGAGCACAGCCTCTTCCTGCGCGTCGGCGACTTCTTTATTGAGTGCCTTCATCGCCCGGGCGCCGGCGACCAACTGCTCTGAGCCCGTGGTCTCTTTCAGAATCCGTTCCGCTTCCACCTCGGCGAGTTGTTTGGCGAGATCGATCCGGATCTGATATGTCTCGCGGACCGCGTCCATGCCTTCGGCGCCGCTGAACCCCACCATCTTCTGGGCGTGGCTGGCCTCCCGGGTGAGCAGGTCTTTCTGCGATTCGAGGTTGATCGATGCGACTTGGTCCTGAGCGCGGAACCAGTCCTCCCACTCCTTCATCTCCTCTTTCGACGGGCCGAGACTCGCCACGTTCTTCATCAAACGTTTGGCCTGCTCCTGCTGCGCATACTCCTCGAATTTCCGCCAGTCCGCATCGAACTTCGCGGTCTCCGCGGTGCGGATCTTTCCAGCCTGCTCGTCTGCCGCCTTGCGGATCGCGGCGATCTCCGCTTCCGACGCTTTCACTAGCACTGCCTGCTTTAGAAGCTGGTCCCGCTGGTAGAAGATCTTTCCGATTGCGTCGAGCTCTGCTTCATCGCCCTTCTTCTCAAACTCTGCCGCCTGGCGGCGAAACTCCTTAAGTGCCTCCCCGCCATGTGCGGTCGCGTCCAATGCCGCCTTGCGTCGCTCCTCGTCGGTTTGCGCGCTCTGGAGTTGGTGGCCAAGATCCTGCGCCTGCGCCCTCGTCAACGGCCTGTCCGGTTCGAACAGTTCTTTCTGCAACCGCTCAACGTCCTTCTTGGCATCGGCGTAGGCCTTCTCCATGCCCTCGTGCGTACCGAAGAACCGCGCTCGCAACCGATCCGTCTCCTCTTTGCCGCCGTGCAAATCCGTCCGTCTGGTGGCCGCCTCTGCATCGTTCAACATCTGCTGCAACTGTTTGATCTGGCCTTGGATCTGGGTTGCGCCTTGCGCCTTGGCCTGCTCCTCCTTGGTGGGCGCCAGAGCCTGTAGCAGACCAAAATCGCCCACCAACTGCTGCTGTTGGCTGCGCAGATCCGCGATCTGCTGTAGAGTGGCGTCGCTGTTCTTCATGATGTCCGGCGCGCGCCGGTCCATATCTGCCATCGCCTGCCGATGGGCAGAGATCGACATCTTCGCGCCCGCACCGCCCGCCGCACGGACGGCATCCTGGTCTTGCCGCTGATGCTCCTCGCCAGCGTGCTCTTCCTCGCTACTGGGCGCGGCAACGTTCTTGAGGAACCAGTCGACGCCCTGGCCGACGTACGACACGGTGATGACCAGCCCCTCTTTGAACTTGCGGACCAGCGAGTCCCACTTGGTTTCGAGCACGGTCACTTCACGCTGGTACTCGGTGAACCGCCGGATGTCGTCCTCGGTCGGCCCGAAGCCCTCGTCGTGGGCGATGCGCAGGTTGTCGTTAAGCTCCGTCATGAACGGAATCGCCTCTACGCCGACCCGCTTGAACAGGTCCATGGCCGCCGCGTCCCGCTGGAGGCCTTCGGGGAGCTTGTTCAAACCCTCGGAAATCTCAACCAGGATTTCGGACGTGGGTTTCATCTCTCCGGCGGCGGTGTGCAGATCGATACCCATCCCGCGCAGAGTTGTCCGCGCCTTCTCACCCTCCTTTGAGTTGTCGTCGGCGGCCTGCGAGAGGCCGCGCATGAGACGTTCGACAATCGAAATGTCCTGACCGACCGCGCGCGCCGCGAACCCGAACTGCCCGACCTCTTTCGCGGCCAACCCGGTGCGCAACTCCGCATCCTTGACGTGCGTTCCATACTCGCCGAGGCTCTTCGCAGCCTCGAACGCGGACAGCGCCACTGCACCGAGCACGGCAGCGCCGGAAGCGACCGCCACGCCGAAAGGACCGAGAGCCGTAAGGACGGACGAGATCGCGCCCCTGGCGCCCTGGAGCGGGTTCTCCATAGATTGGCTGACTCGCTGGCCGAACGCTTCGATGGCCACCGATTGCTTCTGGAGAGCCTCCTCTGCCTCTTTTGCAGCCTTGACGGCCAGTGCATCGCGCGCGGACTTTTCCTCAATCGCGATCATCTTTTCGTACGACCGCGTGATGGCGTCGATAGCCTGCGGCTCCCTGGCGTACCGCTGGAGGAGTTGGTCGCGCTGGGAGATAAGCCGATCCACGCCGGTCTTCCCGAACGTGTCTGCCTGCTTCTCAAGCGAGGAAATGAGACGCTGCACACTGGTCCTGGTCTGGTCCGTGATCCGGACCACCTTGTCGTGCGCGGTCGTCGCTTTCTTCTCGAAGCTGTCCAGGCTGCTGTTGGCCTGATTCACCACCGGACTGACTTGGTCCTCGGCTTCAAGAACTACACGTTCAGCTTGGTCGCCCATTTTCTAAGCTGCCTTCGCACCGATGTACTGCTCAAATCCCGCCTGCCGCATGGAACCGAAATACGTGGAACCGAAGCTCTGAAAGGATCGGAACGTCGACCCTGTGCTGCCCGCCCCTTGGACCTGCTGCAGCGTCACCACCGGACGGTAGTTGTAAATCAGCGGAATCACCTTGTCTCGATCTGCCGGCGACACGCCCCACATCCGCTCCGTCTGGTTGTTCCAGAAAGCAAGTTGCGAAGCTGTCTGGCTTCGACCGGGCAAAGCCTCGTCTAGGAAGCCAATCACCGCGCGGTTTTCGGTCGCCGTAAGTACCTTGAGACAGCGCATCGTGTGCCCGGTCCATGTCCAGTCGCGGATCGGTTGGAGGCCATGCGCCGCCTTGTAATCCGGATAGCCGCGGCGTCCGGCCTGCGCGGGCTTCAGGGGCGTCGCCGCCTGATCGTAAATGTTCTGGCCACTCTGGATGCGCTTGCGGATCGTGTCCGCGAGCAACTGCGCAAAGCCCTGCATCTCCTGTAGCGTGAACGGGGAGTACACGAAGCGGGCGCGCCGAACGACTGTCTGGAAGCGAGGCATGGACTTCGTCTGTCTTTAGGAGGTGTTATACAATGTGTATAACGATGCGATTTGAATGGGACGACCAAAAGAACCGGGTCAACCAGCAGAAGCACGACATTTCGTTTGAGACCGCCGCCCTGGTCTTCAACGATTCCCTCGCAACGTTCCGCAAAGACCGAATCGTTGATGGCGAGCAGCGATGGCACGCTATTGGCGCCGTAGAGAAGGCAGTTCTGTTGGTAGTCCACGTATATCGCATGGAGACTGAACATGGCGAAGAAGAAACCATCCGCATCATCTCGGCCCGCGAAGCTAATAAGCGTGAGCGCCGAATCTATATTCAGCAAGCCGGTGGGTAAGAAACAGAAAGGCGCCCTGTCCCGGATCGCAAAGCGGCAGGCCGCCGGAGACGATTCCGGCATCGACTACTCGGACATCCCTCCTCTGACCAACGAGCAACTGGCGCAATTCCGCCGCACTCCGAAGGTTTTAGTGGCCGCTCGCATCGACCGGGAAGTTTACGACTGGCTGATGCAATATGGCAAGGGTTACTCGACCCGCATCAACAGCATCCTGCGTACGGTCATGGATCGAACTCGTTGAGCGCCTTCGATTCACCGGTTTCCTATCGTCGCGATAATTTCCTGATCAGCAACTCCTGGAAGCTCTTCACATCGCGGTCCTCTGCCGCGACGTATTCTTTCTGCTCGCTATCGATCAACTCCATCACGCGGAACTCCTCCTCCGTGATGTCGCTGAGCGTGAGGGTCAACCCGAGCGTTCTGGCGTTGAGAAGCCGGAAGCACCGCCGGACCAGGAGGCCGTTCGGCGTGTCCATAGCCTCGTCGAGCAGGTGCCTCGGGCAGTTGGGCCCGTGGCTGACGTCGATGGCCTTCCAGCCCGCGTTGCACTGCGGGCAGGCATCCAACTCGTCCGGAGAAGAGTAACCGCACTGCCGGCATCGGAACACCCGGTCCGCGCAGTCTTCATCGCGTCCGCACGCCGATCCCTGGCGGCACGCCGAGCGGATCAGGAATCGCAAGCCCGGCCCCTCCGGAGAGTCGGGCTGCGCTATTCCGGGTCGTCGTCTGCCTCGATGGCCAGTTGCGCGATCACTTCGGACACCGCCGCGGATTTGTGAACGATGGGCACGTCGCCGGCATAACCGTCGTGCGACACGTGCAGCTTGTCGTAGAGTGCGCCGCTGGGTTCGAGGAACGCCCGCGTCTCGACCGAGCGCCTGGCGGCCACGACGCTGGTGGACGCCTTCTCGTGATCCTGCATCTCCTTGGCGGTCGGCATCCGCAAGACGTGCGTCACGCGCGCACCGGGGACCCTCATTGCGATCCGGTAGTTGACGCCCTCGCGCTCGATATCGGCCACCTGACAACGCTCGACGCGACCGATAACCATACCGGTTTCGGCGTCGTCGAACTCGGGACCCTCCTGGTCGATGCGGATCTTCCGGAATAACTCCGCGTTGATTTTCGGAAGATCGATGTCTTCGCTTTGCGACTTCCCGCGCCCGAGGAAATGGCGAATGGTGCGTTGGGCCCGCGCCCAGAAGCACCATTCCTCGTCGGTTGGAAAACGCACCTCGCATCGCTTTTCCCCGCCCGACAGGATCGGCACGACGATAGGCTTCGATGCGTCAAACATTGGCTTGCTGGTCTGTTGTTCCATAGAGTGTTTTATCGATCAGGACTGCCATCGACGATGCCGCGCGGAGTTCACCAGCGATGGAAGTAAGGTCCACCGCCGAAGAATCCACCGAACAAGTAGGCCAGCAGGAGGATGACAAGGACAGTCCAGATCAAGCCGCCCCCGCCCCACCGGTAATACCCACCTCCGCCGCCGAACAACAAAAGCAAGATGATCAGTAGAATCAGCATCGTCGTTTTCCTTTACTGGCAGATGCCGCCCTGCGGCGAAGTCACCGACATCGTGACCAGACCGTTGGTCGCGTTGTACAACTGGACGCCTGTCACCTGGAGAGTGGCGATGCCGTCGGTGTTCGACAACTCGACCACGTTGAATCCCATCTGCTGGATGGCCATCGTGAAAGTGTTGTTGGCGTCGCGCGTGAATGTGACGGTCGCGGTGCCGGTGGTTTGATTGATGAGGTTCGCGTATTCCATCGAACCGTTCTGCACGCGCACCACGAACTGGCAGGCGAACGTTCGGTCGCCCCACTCGAAGCGGCCTTGAATCTGGTAGCCGTCCTGCGCTCCGGAACCGGGGAAGAAGCCGGGCCGGAAGTTGTTCTCCCAGGAGGCGTCGAGCGACACGAACTGCATACCGCTGCCGCCGGTCAGGTAGTTGATGCCGTTGATGGTCAACGCACTGACCATGCTGGCGTTGAACTCGTGCGGTTGCGTTACCGCCGGCAGGGTGATGCCACTGGGCGAGGTGTACTGACCGGTAGCCACGCACTCGCACGACAGCATCGCGCTGGCGCGGCCGGGAGAATTCTTGATTGCCAGCTTCCAGCTCTTGATAGCGCAACCGATCAGCATCTCGTCGAGGATTGCAGATCCGCCAGGCCGGATCTGCTGGACGTACGTGAAGTACGGCAACTCAAGGCCGGTCGGATTGGTCGCGCCCAGCGCCGGTACGACCGTGTAGGTGTATGGAGATCCGGTGCCGACGAGCGTCACGTTGCCCAGCGAGAACGACAGTACCCACGCCAGGAACTCCGACGAGGCGTACTTCGAAATCTCGAAGGTCGGCATGTTGTAGTGCGACTTGAACAGCGCCGTAGGGAACTCGTGACCCTTGCCGATTTCAGCCCGGTCGTCCTCGTTCACCGGCACCTTCGCCCAGGGCTTCGTGTTGAGGTTCGTCAACCGCCACATCTTGGCCGCGGTCTGCGGCGTAATAATCGCCGCAGCAGGCGGCGTAACGACCGCGGCCTGTTTGCCGAAGCTCCAGCCCTCAATCAGTTCATTGATGTTCGCCATGGTTTAGTTGGCCTCCTTCGTCTCCGCAGTTTCGGGTTGCGCTACTGTTGCCGGTGCGGGCACCTGATGCCAGCCTTGTGACATGAGGGGCCCAAGTATAGCGGTGGTTGCCTGGACCTCCCGGATTTCATCGCTTTGCGGGGACTGCATAAATACCATCGGAACGTCTTGCATCTCTTGGCCTCAACTCCGGGACAACCGGCTTTTTATGGGTTGGTAGCTTCGATCAACCGGACCGCCACCTCGAAGTACTCGAACGTGGCACCGTCCGCGCTGACCACGATAGTGTTGCGCCGGGCTGACGGCAGATAGAAATCCATCGGCTCGCAGCTGGGGTCGACCGGAAGGTGCAGCATCTGGAGCGTGCCGCCCTCCGGAATGTCGTTGACAATCCAGTTGTAGAGGTCCTCGTAGCCGACGCTGGGCGTCTCCGGCGCGCGCAGGTAAAGCGCGAACTCATGCACGAATACGAGGGCGTTGCCCAGTCGGCCCGGCGCAGTACCGTGCCAGACGACCATGATCGATCCCGGCGGCATTCCCAGGACCGCCAGGCGAACGTTGTTCTGCGTGGACTGCCCGAAGACCGTAGCGTTTTCCGAATAGAATTGGACCGAGCTGGCAGCGCCGCCTATCGCTTTCATAAGGTTCGGCAGTGCTTGAAGAGCGGTCACCCACTCGGCCAGCATGGTCTTGGGATTGATCATTACGGTTGCATCGTCAGCGTCAAATGGACCATGCCGTACGGGTCGGGCTGGCGCACGGTCGTGACGGTGAATGTCGCCCCCCAAGCAGTGACCGTGTCGCCACGCTGCGGCGGCGCCTCAGGCAGGTCTACAGGGTTCACTTCGATCTCTTCCACGCTCGCTACCGCACCTGCCTCCATCCGCTCGCGGGTACACCTGATGGCAGTAAGAGGAACCGACGCGCTGGCCGGCGCGCCCGCTTGCATCGGTTGGTACACCACCGGTTCGCCGAACCTGTTCTGCATGATGCGATTCGCGTTCGCGCTAATGGTGGGCCATCCGGACATAGGTCAAAAGGAAGCGGCGACTTGCGCCGCCCCGAGTTCTAGAACGCGGAATTCAACCGCACACGAACGGTCGGATCGCCGGCCACGCCACCCGGAGCGTTCGCGCCGCTCGCTTGCATCAGCACGGCCACGCCGATCTTCTTGTCGGTGTTGATGGAGGTAGCTACGTGGTTGACGTTGTCCCAATACACGTAATCGCCGTTCGCGAACGTGCTGGCGTCTTTGGCTAGGTCGAAGACGCCCTCGACTTGGATCTCCATGTTGTCGCCCGTGACCTGCGTGTTGACGGCGACCCCGAACAGGTAGCCCGTACCGACGACCTCCACACCGCCACCCGAATTCACGCTGTAGGGCGCGATCACTGTGAGCGTCTTCCCTTGCTGGACGTAATTGTTCATCGACTTCCTCTCCTCTGGTTTGTGCCGGGACCAGATGAGGACCCGGCTTTGGTTGAGCTCGTTGGCCGCGCGCTGCAGCTTCCTACGCGCCGGCGTTTTTCTGCATGCCGCGATAGTCGATGGCCGCCGCGCCGAAGTCCATGCGCGCCTTAATTTCCACGCCGTCGATCTCGAAGCCTTGCTTGGTCTCGATGTAAACACCTTGCTGGCCCTCGAGGTAGCAGTATTCGATTGTGTCCACCTGCGCCGGGTCCGCGATCAGATACCACGCGGTCGCGCTGTTGGCGTCGAGACGGGGCTCGACCACGGGAATGAGACCGCGCACCCACTCCGGGACCACCCCGCCAGGAGTAGCGGAGGCGATGTTGATGGGATACACGACCTGAAGCATGAAGGTTTCCAGCGCCGTCGGCACCGCGATGAAACGCGGAACCAGATTCAGGGGGGTCCCCTGCGGTCCCTTCTGCATACGCAAATTCTGCCGTCCGCTGCCGAGTGCGGACAATGCACCATCGCCCGCCGGAGTGCCACCGTTTACAGCGGGGTTGAGGCTGCTCCCAGCACCGGAGAGCAGGTTGTTGTGGCCAGCCGCGAACAGCGCGGTCTGAGCGGCGTCGCCCGCATACTGGGCAATCGGGTTGGACGTGATGATCGCCCACACAGTGTCAGACTCCAACCGTGCAGCAGCCACGCCCAGCAGCGCCGGAACGCGGGTGAACGCCTGGAGGTCGTCGTTGATGATGACCTTGCGGGTCAGCGCCACGATCTCGCCATAGGTGGCGAGCTGATACGTGATGTTGTTGTCGGTGAGCTGCGCGCGGTGGTACTCACCCTTTTCATTAAGCTTCTGGAGCACCGGCGCATCCGCCAACATCACCCGGTTGACGGGCTTGAAATCCTCTGCCGTCATCTGGCGGGAGAAAGGCTGGAACGTGCGCGGATAGGCTTCATAGCCCTGGCGCAGGGTCTTGTTGGCGACATTGGCCAGGATCGCCGGGAAGTCCGAGGTCGACTCCGCGCCGCCCTCGAAATATTCCACGTTGCGGGACGGTGCCCGCAGCGCCAATTCCGCAACCCGGGTGCTATCCCAACCGCGCGTGTCGATACCGCGAAGTTGCAGGTAGTCCTTCGCCATATCGATCAGCTTGAAATTGCGATACTCGCGCGCCTTTTCCTCGGCCTCACGATGCTGCGGTTCACCGCAACCGGACAGGAAGGCGCCAGACAGCGGTTGCCGATGCAGGAAGAACCGGCTATCGGCGCGCAGCAGCAGAGCGGACTGCATGCAGTCCAACCGCTTCTGTATCGCGTCGGTTCCGCCGCCCGTCCCCGGACCGTGGTTAACGATCTTGCGCCTCGCCGCATCCGCGGCCAGCTTGTTGAGGATCTGCGTCCCCGCATCGGCCGCCGACACGCCCTTCGCAACGAGCTCGGTAACGAAGGCCTTTTCGACGCCTTGAATGGTGCCCAGCGTTTCGATATCGCTGACCCGTTTACGTTCTTGAGTGACCGCCTCTTCGCGTGCGGCGGCCAACGCTTGTTCGTTCACAACTCGGGCATCCACAGCCGTGCCCTGCTGCGTCGTTTCAGTCATTGCAGGTTTCTCCTTTTGCGGGCTGATTGCCCGAAGTACTTCGATCACTGCAGCGTCCGGCGCGCCGAAGATTGCGATCTCCCCGTTCGGTTGCGCGCTCAGAAAACACGTATTGAAATCCGCCGGCACCGTACACGGCGAGATCTCGAACGGTTCCCAATCGGTCGCCTTGAACATCCCGATCTCCTGGTTGTTCAAGTACGGAGCTTTTCCCTCCGGCATACCCTCCGTCTGCATGTCGGTCTTCTCACGCTTGTAAATGAACGTGCCGAAGCTGAGATTCTGGAGGATCCCGGTCGAGGCCTTGCGGAACATCTCCGCGCCGTCCGGATCGCCCAGATCGAATTTGAGGGTCGCCATTCCCTTCGGACCGTTCGGCCACGCGCGCTGGACAACGCCGACCTGGGCCCGCGTGCCGACCTTGCCGGCCATGAGGGACTTGAAATCGTCGCCCGAGAAATGCGTGTCGAAGACCGGCGCTCCGGCATTCAACCGGTCGAGACGGGCGCCCGCCATGTCCAGCTTGAGCATGTACGGCTCGCCGGTAGAGCGGTCGATCCTTGGGACCATCGCGCCGCTATACCAGACCACGTCGATGGTGCCGTCGTCCGCGTTCGCGGTGCTGGGCACCACCTGCGCGTCGGCGGCGAAGACTTCGGACTGGCAGCCGCCGGCCGCGCCTACGGCAGGCTTCGTTCGGGCGTCGGCGATTATCTCCACAATCTCCGACGTCTCTTTGGCGCCAGCAGGCGCATCGCCGCTTGCAGTCACCTCGCGATGAATCTCCGTCACGGTGGTCGTCGTTGGTTCGGTCGTCGTGGTAGTTGCGGTCGTTGCCGTAGTTGCCGGCGGATCCTCCGCCAGCGCCGCGATGGTCGCTTGGCCGGGCTGTTCCTCCAGACCGGTGATTACATCCGGTTTGCTGTCCATCCTGGTCCTCTCCTTTTTGCGGTTCGATTTAGCCCCGGTAGAGTCGCGTAGTGGACTGCCAGTTGGTCCCAACGCGCGAGATGCCCGCTACCAGAAGCTCCTGTACCATCGCGAGGTCCTCGTCCGACAACTCGCAAATCCCAAGTCCTTGGCTGCCGGACCCGCCTCCGCCGGGCTTACTGGTGGGTGTGCGCTCCTCGGTATTGGCCGGTTGCTCCTGGCCGCGTAGAGTAACGTTACGCGGATCGACGTCCAGGATGATCTCGTATTTGTCCACCAGCTTGTTGAACAAAGCGATCTGCTGGAGTTGCGTCGTCGGATCGTATCCGTTTTCCAGCACCGCCTCGAACCACGGCTTCCGGCCCATGCGGACGTCTTTCAAAACCGACTCGGCGTCCTTCACCGGATCGACCGACTCGAACCGCGGCGAGGTCCATTGAACCTGCTTCAGGTTGATCTTCGGATTGTTCACCGCCGCCAGGGGAATTTTGCCCAACAGAACGAGCGTGTCGATGAACCGCCGCCACACCGGCATGCAGAACAGTGGCATCAACGTAAGCCACCGGTAGTTTTCAATGGTGTTCCGGAAGCCCAGCATCCCGCCGCGCCAGGACGAATAGTTCACCTGCGACATATCGCCGGTGCCGAGTTCGTAGGGCAGCCCGATGCCGGCCATGATCCCCTGCAACTCGGTCATCTTATATTCGCGGTAGCCGCCGGCCGGAGGCGGATTGTTGAATTTGATGTCCTGTCCCGGCTTCAGATACTCGACCATGCCCGGCTGGAAGCTTTCGACGGGATGCCCGCTGAACGGATCGGTCCCGGCAAAGCCCACGGGGTCGCCGTCGACGCCTTCGGGTTGCGTAACGAAGGCTGCAACGCACGCCTCGACCTTCTTCCGTACGCGCTCGGCGTCGCAGTAGTCGTCCAGATCTCGGAGTGCCATCATCACCGGCGCCAGCCACGGCACGCCGCGCACTTGGCCGGGCCGGAGGACGCGATAGACGTGCATGATCTGGTCCGCGGGAACGGGCTGGCTGATGATGCCGCCGCGCGGGTTGAGGATTAGCACGCCGCCCGGGTGATAGCTGAAAAGCCAGTACGCTACGCGGTGGCCGTCCATGTCGAACTGCACGCCCTCCATCACGTGGCCGTTGACCAAGCCCATCGTTCGGGCTTGGTCCAGGAAGTCGGCTTCGAGCATCTGAAGCTGCAGCGGTATGCGCAGGCCGGAGTCCACGAGGCGCGGCCGGAACCGGACGATGGCTTCGCCGCTCTCCCCCATCGTCCGGACCGCGAGTGTCTGCATGCCATAGAAGTCGAGACGCTGCGGCTCGTCGCACTGGTCGGAGAAGTACGGCCACTCGGCGTCGATGATCGCGTCGATAGGGGTTGCGCCGGTCTTGGCCATCGGGACGATGCCGGTCCCTACCACGTTGCCGGCCAACTCCTCGATGGCGCGCGCCGCGTACGGATTGTTCCGGATGAGCTCCCGGCTACGGTTGCGCAACCAGATGAGCGCGCCCATCAACTCGACGTTGGCGTCGGCAGACGAAGCATACCATCCGTGCACGCGCCGACCGGCGGTGGCGCCTTCGTACGCGAACCGTTGCGCGTGGCGCCGACGGTAGCCGTCGACCAACTCGCCCACCGTGCGCTGGATAACGTAGCGGCCGGAGGACGGAGATCGCGCGTTCCAGTCGCGGCGCAGCAGCGGGATAGGACGTCGTACTTGGAGATCAGTAGTCATCGAATCGCTTCAGCTTGAAACCGGGTTCCAGGATCAGAAAGTCGAGGCCGTACTTCTCGCGGACCTCGTCGAGCATCGCCTGGAGGTTGGTGTATGACTCCGGCGACACCTCGAAATCGGTTTGGATGATGTAGAGCCCGGAGGTCTTCAGCTTCGACCGCGTGCGCGGCTCCTTCGCCAGCGCCATGAAGCTTTTCGGGCCGGCGTCGCGCGGCGCCAGATTGAAACACCGCCCGAGCCATTCGAGGATCGCCGTCACGGCTTCCGCACCTCGATCGTCTCGACGTCCGGCCTATCCGCCGACGCCAGGCGAAGGTCCCGCGCCATCGTCTTGAGGGATGTGTCGCTGAAGACTGCGTACCGCGATCCCTCCGGTTGGTCCTTGTCCGCGCCTTGCCGCTGCGCGCGTTCGAGCGCTTCCGCTATTTCCGGAATCGTCATCCTGTTATCGTTATCCTCACGCCGCGCCACTGCCCCACATGCTTTTCGGAGCCGGCTCTGCCGCCGGACCGTCCTTCATCTCCATCCCAATGCTGGCGATCTTGGCGTTCACCGTGTTCGCTTCCTTATAGGCCGCATGAGCTTCCTCCTTCACTTGGCCAAGCTTCTCGATGACGTTTTGGTGATTGGCCTGAGCATCTTCCCGCGCCCATCGGCGGTCGCGGGACTCGGTGTAACCCTTCCAGAGCAGCCCGGCCAGCACCGCGAGGAAGCCGAATGCCTGCGTGATCATCAACGCTACGTTCTGCTCCCGCGCCGTAGTAGCAGCGCCTTGCGCGAGCAGCGCCGCATCCTCTGCAGCCTTGCGCGCCGCCGCACCATTGGCGGTCGCGATGATCTGAGCGGTGGCGGCATCCGCAGCGGCGTCGGCGGCTGCTACTGCAATGGTGGCTGCATCGTTCTTCCCGGCACGGGCCGCCGTAGCCGCCTTGACCACGGCGGCGGCGTTCGCTTTCGCCAACTCCTGGGCCAGTTGGTCGGCCGCCCGAGTGGAAGCGTCCAACGCCGCGTGCGCCATATCGAGTTGCGCCTGCAGGGCCTTCTCTTTCGCCGACTGGCCGAAGAGAGCACCCGACAGCGCTACGACCAATAGGAGTTTGGTAACCGTCATAAACTACCTCCACCTCTCCGGGCCCGAAGGACCGTCGCCGCGATTGTGCTGCGCCAACCGGACGCGCCCGCCAGTCGCCCCGCTCATCTCCCGAATGTCCTCTTCGATCTCCGCCTTCGCCTTGCGCAACTCGTCGATGGTCCGGTACTGCACCTCGCGCCCGTCCGGAAAGCGCACGCGCAGGGTCGGATCGCCAATCGCGGTATTGATGGCGTCCCGGTTCGCCTGCAACTGCACCAGCGTTAAAGCCATGCGAGGACTCCGGCATTCGCCCTACCTTCGGGTCGAATATCTTTTTCTCGGAAATCTGCGGATTCCGCTTGATGTCCGAACGAACAAGAGTGATGAATCGAGGTGCCAGAAAACAGCAGCACCAAAAAGGAAACGGACACCAACATGAAACTCTTTTCGATAGACGCCGACAACACCATCACGACCTTCGCCGCCGCCGAGCAGATCCCCGAAGGACAAGAGCACTTCGCCACCGAGAAGGAGTTGGCCGCCACCGCCGCCAACTGGCCCGCCGACCGCTTGGTCCAGGTGTGGAACAGCTTCGCAGGTGTCGCCGGGTTCGGCGCGGACCTGAAGCCGGTCAAGAAGTTCACGAACCGCAAGAGCGCCGTTGCGCGGATCTTCAAAGCCATCCAAAAGCTGGACGGCGCGCCCGAAGCCACCCCGGAAGCAGCGTCCGCAGGCGCTCCCGCCAAGGCCCCCAAAGCCGCGAAGAGCGCGCGGAAAGCCGCCAAGGCCGCGCCCGCGACGGCCAAGGCCAGCAAGACTACCAAGGCCGCCAAGAAGCCCGCCAACGCCACCCTGCCGCGCGAGTTCAGCAAGAAGGCCATCGTCCTCGACATGCTGCGCGCCAAGGACGGCGCGACCATGGCCGCCATCGCCAAGGAGACCGGCTGGCAGAACCACACCATCCGGGGATTTATCAGCGGAACCCTTACCAAGAAGATGGGGCTGGCCATCGAGAGCACCAAAAGCGAATCCGGTGACCGGACGTACAAGATCGCGAAATAGGCCAACGGTCAGCAGCAGGCCTTCAGAAGCCGCCCCGGAAGGGGCGGCTTTTTTACGGTCATTCGCCAGTACGACGCCGACCCGTACGTGGCTGCGTCTGCGCCCGTTGCCGCGGGGGCGGCCCACGTTGCGCCCGCGCGAACATGCTGGACGTGTCGCGCCATCCGGATTGCCGGACGCGCCCCGTGCGCCAGGAACGAAGGATCGTGCCCTCCGCGAATTATCTGGTTGCGTTCCGGGGCGACCCGAGTGATGAATCGTCATGCAAGGAGAAAGCAGCATGGTACGGAACAGAAAACAACAGACCAGAACGAACGCCACGCCGGGATTCGGATGTGAGATCAAGGACGACACGGAACTGGGCATCGCGACGCTGATCGCGGAAGACGAAGAAGGCCACTACCTCCCGATAGGAAGCGTCGTAAGCATCAACGAAGGCCGCGAGATAGCCCTGGACGATCTGCGTTGCCGGATGCGCCTACTCGAACGCGGCACGGACCCCGGCTTCTGCCCGTACTGCTATAGGATCTGGGCCAGAGGGCTCGATGGCTTCCAGGTCGCCGCCACTATACTCGCCATCGAAGTGTAGACCAGCATCCTTCCCGACGACGCCGCCAGGACGCGAAGTCCGGCGGCGGTTCTTCGTTTATGCCGCAACCCCCGCCACTCTCGAAGCGGAGACGGCTGCGAACGTTTCTCCGGTGGATTCGAGTATTGCTGGCTTACCTGAGAATTCCATGAACCTTCTGCAAATCACATCGCAGTAGCGCGGATCGATTTCGAGGACGCGCGCCTGGCGGCCGGACTTCTCGCACGCGATGAGCGTGGTTCCGCTGCCGGCGAATGTGTCCAGGATGGTGTCGCGCGTCTTGCTGCTGTTACGAATCGCGCGCTCGACCAACTCCACCGGTTTCATCGTCGGATGAACGTCGTTGGCATTCGGCCTTTTGATGAACCACACGTCGCCCTGGTCGCGGGCTCCGCACCAAAAGTGATTCGTGCCCTCCCGCCAGCCGTAGAGAATTGGTTCGTACTGACGCTGATAATCGGACCGCCCCAACGTGAAGGTGTTCTTCGCCCAGATAACAAACGTGGACCAGTGCCCGCCTGTTTCGACGAAGACCCGCTGCAAAGTGTGTAACTGCGATGAGGACATGCAGATGTACATCGCACCCTTGGTCACCGCCAGGAGACTGGCGCATGCGTCCCGCAAGAACTGCTCAAAGCCATCGCCCAGGTTGTCGTTCTTAATCGTCAGCTTCTCTGCTGTCTTCCCTGTATAGGACACCGAGTAAGGCGGGTCGGTAAAGCACATATCGGCGAGCCCACCAGCCAGCAACTTCTCCACGTCCGCGAGAACCGTCGCGTCGCCGCACAGGAGTCGATGCGCGCCCATCACCCACACGTCACCGGCGACCGTAATCGCAGTCTCCTCCGCGGCCGGAGCTGCATCATCGTCGGTAAGCCCGGAGCTTGTCTGCTCCGGATCAACCAGGAGGACATTCAACTCGTCGTCCGTGAATCCGACGATATCCAGGTTGAAGTTGTCGTCCTTCAACGCTTGGAGCTCGTTCGCCAGCATCTCCTCATCCCATCCGGCGTTGAGCGCCAGCTTGTTGTCTGCCAGCACCAGGGCACGCCGCTGGGTCTCGGTAAGATGGTCAAGAACGATGACTGGCACCTCGGCGATGCCGAGTTTGCGTGCCGCCGCCAGCCGCGCGTGGCCGGCGATGATGATGTTGCCGCCGCCGACCAGGATCGGGTTCGTCCAGCCGAACTCGCGGATGCTGGCGGCGACCTGCGCCACTTGCTCGTCGGAGTGCGTTCGCGAATTCCTCGCGTACGGAAGGAGACGTTCCACCGGCCAGATCTGCACCGCGAGAGTGCGCAGGCGTTCTAAGATGTCCATGGCTTCAACACTCCTCCCGTTGGCGCGTCGGGATATCCGGGTGCGTCACCACAATGGCCGGCAACTCGTCTACGCCGCACTCCCGCTCCACCGCCAGGCGAGCGTGGCCATTGACGACCATGCCCTTGGATGTGACGATGGGACCAGCTATAAGGTCATTACGGATGGCTGGAATCTTTGCTCTGCCCATCGAAGCTCTACGAGGCCTTTCGCTTCGGGCCATAAAAAGGATTCGGCCCGTTGTGCTTGATGGCGCGCGAATCCTGATCCCTGGGGTTCAATGCCTGCTCGACCGGCACGCCGCGCGTCTCCGCGACCGCACCGAATGGCTGGTCAGTGTCCGCGAGCACCGGCATCTCCGCTCCCAGGTTCACCATGCGCCGGAGAATCACGTCACAGTAGGCCGGCGATAACTCGCAGCCGTAGCCGGCGCGTTCAAGGAGGTGCGCTGCCGCCATCGTTGTTCCCGACCCCATGAACGGGTCGTACACAATGTCACCGGGGTCGGAGAAGGCAAACAGGAAGAACTCGACCAGCGCGCGCGGGAACGGCGCGGAGTGCGATCCCTGGCTCGACTCCGACTTCACCTCGATCACGTTTGACGGACGCGCCACGCCGGTGTGCCGACCCTCGGGATTGGTGGCCGCGCTCAAGTTCTTACGTGTGCGCTGCCACGAATCCTGCATATACCCGGAATCCGCGGCCGCCCCACGCTTGCCGGTGCCTAACAGCCCGCTGCCGGACGTCGACTTCGGATTGTTCGGGCTGTAGTCGAAGCAGTCCTCGGACGCGTGACCGACCCGCTTCGGGCGGAATTTGATTTTCTGCTGGCGGCAGAAATGGAAGACCGGCTCCCAGGCATTCTTGAAACGATTCCCCCACCCGCCAGGAACGCCGTTATCGGTCTTGCGCCAGCAGAACTCGTCCACGAAGCGCCAGCCCCAGTGTCGACGATGGGCAATCACCAGATCCTTTACGTAGAGGCTTCGCTCCCCGTCGTCGGCATGCTCCTTGATGTTAAGAAAGTAGGAACCGTCGTCCGCGAGGATGGCGGCGATGTTGGCTGCAATGTCTCGGAACCACTCGGCATATTCATCCGGCGGGATCGGCCGGAAGCCGCTCGAGGAGTCGTACTCACGCTGTGCAGCGTACGGCGGCGATGTAATGCAGACCGCCGCTCGCGCATTGGGCGGGAATAATATTCCCAGACTATTCTGATCGCGGCAGTCACCGCACACCAGACGATGGTTTCCAATCAGCCATAGATCGCCAGGCCGGGTAACCGCCAGTAGTGGTGGCTCCGGAACCTCCTCGGCCGCCTCCGGAGCAGTCTCCGGTTCCTCGGGCATGGCCAGCAGCGCATCGAGCTCGTCACCGGAAAAGCCGGCAAGATCGAGGTCGAAGCCATCGGTCTGCAGAGCGCGCACCTCGTCCGCCAGCATTGCGTCGTCCCACCCGGCGTTGAGTGCGATTTTGTTGTCCGCCAGGATGTACGCCCGGCGTTGGGTCTCGTTGAGGTGGTCCAGTACAACTACCGGTACATCAACGAGGCCAAGCTTCCGGGCGGCCAGGAGACGTCCATGGCCAGCAATGATTCCTGAGTTGCTGTCCACCAGGATCGGGTTGACGAATCCGAACTCGACGATGGACGCCGCAATCTGTGCCACCTGCTCCGGCGAATGCGTTCTGGCGTTGTGCGCGTACAGCACCAATCGCGACGTTGGCCAGAGCTCGATGCGTCTTGCCATGGCTGGCGTGATGGCGGTGGCTGTCATGGAGTGGAACCTGATTGCGGGCCGGGGAGTTGAACCCCGTCCTCCGGATTATGAGACCGGCGAATTAGCCGCTTTTCCTGCCCGCGTCAAGAACCAGGAACCGCCTCCGGTGGATCGCCGGAAGTGGTTTAAAACACTGCTCGCCGGATTACGAGCCGCTGCCCGAACCGGAACCGTTGCCCGATGCAGGGGGCACCGGCGCCAGCGCGATATTAATCTGGAACGACACCACCGTGCCGGCCACTACGTCCACCGTCGTGGTCTCGGTCACGCCGTCGCCAACGACCGTAATCACTACGCTCCCGGTCTTCTGCGCGACGCCGGTGGCGCTCATCCCATCTGCCGCCCCGGTGAGAGTCAGGATCGTCGAATCCGAGGTGGAGTACACCGGTGGATTCTGAAATGTCGCGGGATTGCCGGACGCGTCGACCACACTGGTCAACGTGACCAAGAGGTCGCTGTTAACTGCAAAATTATTCCCTGCCATCTTCTTTTCCTTTCCTTTTGCGCGTAACGCGCGGACTGCAATTCGAAACCGTGCTACCCTCGGCCGCCGGGGTTTCCGTCCTCCCCGAACCAACCGATCGGCAGCGCTCATAAAGTCTCTTTGTCGACCGCGTGGCACCCACACCGAATTCCGGGTCCATCGCGAGACTGCGGATCGCCGGGTGCCGCGCGGCATGATGCCACCCAGCATCAATTTCGGCGTTCTCACCGGAACCAGTGCCGTCGCGACGGCACCCACTGTGGCCGCGACTGATGCCGGTCGCGATCGTGGTACCACGGGTCGTCGGGATGGTGCCCCCACCCGGCATCCTTCCACTGCGTCGCGCCCTGCGCGGATGGTTGCTGCTCCGGGTGTTTCAGGGTCGCGTCCGTAACCACACCACGGAGTGTTGGCGCCACCAACGGCTGCGCCCGCGTCGCCGCCTTCGAACTGCACACGGGACAGCATCGCGGGCAGAAACTTCCCGAATGGAACACCGGCTGATGCATCTTCTCCGCGCGACCGCCGCACATCCGGCACGCGGCATTTGCGATTGCCGATTGAACGCAGTGTCCCATCAGTGGGCAAACCAATCCCGCCGCTCGACCCACGGCTCGCGGCCGCTGGGCGGTGGCCGCTGCGGCGGCACTGGCCGGGCCCCTGGTGACCGCTCGGCATCCTCGCCGCCAGACTTAGCCGCGACCATCGCCTCGATCTGTTCGGCCTGCTTATTTAATCGAAAGCGATTTGCGATCAGCGATTGTAGAGCGGCGTAGGCGTAGCAGCGCGCGTCCAATGCCTCGTTACGAACGCCGGTTTTCTTGATCCACTCCCGATGTGCGAAGCCCTTGCTGTACCGCACACGGCACGTCTCCGCCGTAAGTTGCTCAAAATAAGCCAGGTCGTATTGGTCGCCGATCGGGAAATGACAAAAGCCAGGGCCCGGCTCGGTGATCTTGAGCCGCGCGTAGAGGGCTTCCTTAGATGCGTCCACACCGATTACCCACAGCGGCCGATTGTCTTTCGACTTGCTGTGCATCCGCGGCCAGATCGGACGCTGCCCGGCCGCGCCCTTGATTGGGTAGATCTTGGGTGCCACCCTCCGACGCATTCGCTCACTGCAGAACGACTGGACGATGGATGGATGAAAGCCCGAGTCCACGCACGCCGCCGCGATCTCGAACTCCCGCCCGCAAGGGTGAGCGAACTGCAACGAGAGCACCTGGTCGAACGAGTCCCACAGATCACGTTGCGCCGGGTCGCCAACCAAGACTATGTATGCCAGTGACCAACTCTCTTCGTCGCGACCCCACCCAATGATTTCTAGCTCGAGCCTGTCGGCTTGAAGATCCGCCCCGAGAGTAATGAGCACCACGCCCGCGGGCAGCGTGGTGTCCGGACGGTATTGCTGCCGCCGTCGCAGCAGTTCACTGGCGTCCGTCTTCGTGGCGCCGGCCTGCTGGAACGTCTCGGCCAGGACCGTGTTCGTGAAGGTCTGCATCCGCTCCGGCGACTTCCGGGCGCGCAGGAAGTCCTTGGCGAGTTGACTCCACGTCGTCCATGGCGAGTACAGTCCGTTGAGCCAAAAGCCCACCGTTTCTCCATCGCCGGGTGCTTCCGACCGCCACTGGCCCCGCGCCAGCATCTCCGGTTTATGGTGGTCAGCAATCCGCTGATGACAACGCTCGCATTCGTACCACGCCTCAGCGGGCACCCGGTCTGGCCACTTGATTTGGGCCCACCGCAGGATCTGGAAGACGCCGCAATGGGGGCATGGGACGAAATACTTCCGTTGATCCGACTCCAGGTACGCTTGTTCGATGCGGCTGACCTCCGCAATCGTGGGCGTCGACACCATGGCGATCTGCCGGTTGGCGAATGTGCCCGTGCGGCGGATGGCCAGATCAACCGGGTCGCCCTCCTCGGTGCCTGCCGCACCGGTCGAGGCCGACGGTGGGTATGCATCCACCTCGTCCATGAGCAGATACCGCGCCGGCATTGACCGCAGACCGACCGAACTGTTGGCACCCGTGGCCACGAGCACCCCGCCCGGAAACTCCTTCGCCAGGATCGTATTGCCGGAGTCGCGCTCACGCGGATCGGAGACGCGCTCCGCAAGCACCGTGGTGTTCTCGATTAGCGAAGCGATCCTCTGGCGCGAGAAACGCTTGGCAAGCTCTACTGTGGGCTGCACCAACATCGCCGGGCCGGGCGCGTAATGAATGATGTAGCCCAGCATGTTCAAGAGCAGTTCGGATCCGCCGATCTGCGCCGGCTTCACGAACACCACACGCGAGAACGGGGAGGATGGGCTAAGGCAATCCATAATCTCGCGCAGAAATGGTGTGCGCGACGTGCGCCAACGGCCCGGTTCACCAGCCGAGACGCGCGACAGCACGCGATACTGGTCGGCCCACTGGCTGATCGTGAGATCAGGATCGGGAGCTCCTGCAGCGGAGATGGCGGCCAGCAGCGGCTGCACGCTGGGAGCGTGAGATTCAAAGGGCGAGGACTGCACTGGCCGCCGCCTCCAACTCGCGCGAAATCTCGGTCTTCAAAGTCAGGTGGACCTTCTTCGCATCTGATTCTGCGGCAATGACAGTCGCCAGCCGATCCGGGATCCCAAGCATGCCATCGCGGAACGTTCGGAAGGCATCCGCGGCGGCCTTGCGATAAACCTCGGCCTCGATCAGTTTCCCTTGCTTGGTTTCGAACTCGAGTCGGCGGAGTTTGGCGCGGAATACCATTTCGATCGTCCGCGCCTGGCCAAAGCTGGCACCCGACTGGCCAGCCGGCTCGCTGGCAGGCCGTAATGGCGACGAGGCGCCGGCTGCCGGAGACACGATGACGTCGTCTAGCGGACGGTCGTCAAGGACCATGTCGGTGGCCACCACGTCGATCTTGCCGCCGCGCATGACCAAGATGCCGTTCTTGGCGAGCTTGCTAATGTACGGCCTTGAGACGCCTCTATGCTTGGCGTATTCGGCCTTGGTCATCAGCCTTTCGGCGTCTGCGTTCATTCGTGCCAGCCAGCTTTGTTTGGAACAGGACCGCTACATCCGGAGGCGGCAGTTAACTCGGTTAACCGCCGAGTTAACCAGTTTTCAGGGTCTGTCCCTGCGTGAATGCCGCACTAATTCAACCCGCGGCCCCGGACCAAAGTCAGGTCCCATGAATTGCCACTGGCGGCGGCAGCAGTCCACAGAGATGCCGTCCGTTCGCGCCCTCGCGCGCCGTGTTGCGCCGTCTGCCTCGCGGTTGGCTTGCTGGCCGACCGACTGCTTCGGCGCGCCCCGCCGCCACAGACGGACGACACGTACGCGCGGATAAGGGGGGATCGCGCAGAACAAACCGGCGGCTCGGTGTTCCCGGCTTGCGTGGCATTGTCCTGCACGATCATGGGTTGCCTACTGCTTTGCGAGGTGAGCGCCCAGCGCCGAGACAACGGCTTGCTGGTGACCGGGAGGCGTTTGGCCCCCGCTGAATGCGCCCTCGATGGCTTGCACCAGCGCCACTACCTCCTGCGTCAACGTGATGCCAGAGGGAGCGACCGACAGAATCGATTGGAGGATCTGCAAAAAGTTCATCGTTTTGTTCCTTTCTTCTGATCTGGAAAAATTCGGGGCGGCAGAGGAATGCGTGGCGCGCCGCCCCGGTTCGGAGAGAATTTCCTGTGCCAACCGAGAAAGCCCCGTGGAAGCGGTTGCGGTGCGCGTAGCTCCGGCACCGCCTCCGGCAGGGCCCTCCCGTATGGGGAGCTCTACGCAGCCTTGGGCTGCGTCTGGGAAGGGGTCGAGGCACCGCCCGACGAATTGACTACCACCGGCACGAGGGCCGCGATGGTTTGGGAAATCGCCGTGGCCAAGGCGCTCGCAATCACTGGCGTGAGCGCCGTGAACAGGTTCGCGACGTTGGCGGTAACGGCTTCCGCGCTGATTGCTTCGCCAGCGCCAGCGGCTGCGACTGCACCCTTCGTGGTTTCACTCGCCGCCGTGCCGGCGGGCGAGACGGTCTGCTGGCCTTCGGTCGTGCCGACCTGGCTGGAGAGCACGATATTGGCATTCAGGGCGTGGTCGATCGTCGCCGCGTTCTGCGCGCGCCGACTGGCCGTCTGCGCCATATCGAGCGAGATGGCTTCCCAGGCGCGCGCGCGCGCCAGATTTTCACGCCGGCTATCGAGTTCCTCGTCGAACAGGAGCTTCATGTTTTCCGCGCCGCCCAACAAGCTCGGCTGGTGGGTAACGCACGGAGAGAGATTGGGGTTCGTTTCTGCCATACGGGATTTCCTTTCGGTTGGAAGTTAGGGGTTGTAGTCGCGCAGCCCGAATCGTCAAGCCGCAGGTAGAGTTCGCTCAAACAACCGGAAATCAGGCGACGTGCCGCTTCCGGATACGCGCGGCGATGGTAAGTGCCGTCTGCTGGGATGCCGTCGCACCTACTCCCCGACAACGCTCCGCCTCATCCTCGGCAACCTCGAGGCAGACGGTCCTGGCGGCCGAGATCGCCGAAGACCGTGTTTCGGCCAGAGCAGTCCGCAATACTTCGGCCAAGCCTTCGGCATGATCGCGGGGCGCGAGACCCAACGAATGGCACACCTGTGTCGCCAAACTCTCCGCGGTGATCACGCCCGGCATGCTTTTGGTCCTTTGACTCTCACTGTCAGTTTCTTACCACCGCGTGCAAAAGCTCCGCGAACGAATGCGACATACCGTCCGCCCACTTTCCCTCTCGCTTTCATGACACGAGGCAATCCGCCACGACCTGCAAGAAAACGCCCCGCAAGCTCACCAGCGTTCCATCGTCGTCACGCCGATCCACACGCCGCAGTTTCCAGCAGCGACCGTGCTCCAGGTTCTCGATGAAGCTATATCGGGTGCCGCCACGGGCGTTGATCTCAACAGGGCTGCTGCCGTCTTCCTGCCGGAGCCAGATCGCCTTCATGTGCCCCTTGCGCCCATAGGATGCCTTGACGAACCCACCCTCGATGAGCCGTTTGGCTGCGTCGAGAGAACGGAAACCAAGCGACGTTCCATCGGGTGCGTAATAAGGGATTTGTTCTGCCGGCTTCACCTGGGCACACTTCGGGTACGACAAGGAAGGGAAGGAGTTTTGCGAGAGTCCCGTCTCTCGTTATTGGTTGAGGAGGAGTTCTTCGAGGGTGCGCCGTGCGCTCGCCTATCGAGCTTCGCTTCGATGTAAATATACGCAAGGCGCGGGAAAAGTGTAAACCCGGATCGATGGAAACGATGGACATCGCCGAACTTGTAGTGTGAAATGGAGGGTCAATGACACCGGAAGAGCGACGAATACTCTCTCCTCTCGCGCGCCAGCTGCGACTGGGCGATCCAGGGAACTGGTCGGACTTGAAATACCAGACGCAGAACGGGCCAGAGTTCAGCGAATTTCCGTATTATCCCGCCGCGCTGGAATTTCAGGATTCCGCCCAGCGTGCGGTCGCTGAGCTCGCCGCCGCCCAGAAGATCATTCTGCGTACTCAATGGCGATCAAAGTCTCGCTACCCGTACGAGTTCACGAACGATGAGCGCATCTTAGTGCAATACGGTGTGATACTGGTCGATCTGATAGTGCAGCGGGCGCGGCAGGCGGGCGCGCGAACCAGCGAATTCTAACCAGGCGCCCGTCTAATCCACGGCTGTTCCACGTCCGGGTTATAGAATCGCGACCGTGTCTCACTTGGTGACGGCCCGATGAGTTCGATGGACTGCCGGGTGACCTCACCAATCCGGTGACCGCCTCCGATATAGCACGCCATCCCATAACGCGCGGCAAAGGGCCGCCGCTCATAACCGTCTGAGAAGTACAAGCTTTCCATGGTCCAACCCAGCGCCAGCGCGCGATCGCAGACCTCGTCTATCAGTTGCTTCGCTCGAGCGATGCGTTCGGCTTCGAGGCTAAGCTTTGGAGGGGTTGGCTGCGTGGTTTCCGCGCCGTCGGACTCTTCAGGACGTGGCGGCCTGTAGTTGATCGAACGGAGCGTCCCAACTGCGGCGAGCAGTTGGACCTCGCCGAACCGGTCGATAGCCCAAGCATGAATGGCGTTGAAGCGCACCCGCAAGCACTCAAAGGCGGCTGCATCGAGATGCCCTGTGACTGCGGCCTTCTTGGCAACGACCATGCGTGCCCGCAGCCAGGCGTAGTACTCGGGATCAAGCCGCCGGTACATCGTATCGTTGAGCTGAAAGTCGCGCGCGAACTGCTCCGGACGTGCCGTCGTCCACGTCGCTAGGGAGGTAGAAGCGAACAGGTGATCCCTAGGGGTGCCGTCCGGCGCGTCCGGCGACAATTTGACTTCCTGTAACTCGGTGCTCATGCTTGCTCTCCTGGATTGAAACCGGTTTTTTCATCGTGCTGGATTACGGTGGCTCTTCGCCGGCGGTTACCGTCGCGAGCCGCTGCTCCGCTCCGGTGGGGACATGGTGGGGACTTCTCTCGGCCAATGTCCCCACCATTAAGTGCTCATGTTTTGTGTCAGTTGCGGGCGTGGTGGGGACAGTGGGGACATTAGTGGCACTTTCAGGCCACCTACTAATATTGTTTTCTTTCTCGTCGTGTATGTGTTCCCGGCACGCGTGATTTTCTCCCGCGCGAGAATTCCGGGTTATGTCCCCACTGTCCCCACTGTCCCCACCGTCTCCGTAACCAATTGATTCGATTGGCAAAAGTTGGTGGGGACATTGGTCGAGAGAAGTCCCCACCATCTCCCCACCGACCAAGTCCAGCAGGTTGGTACTACTGGAACTGGCACCCCGCGGGTTATCGGGCCCGTCCGCTAACGCGAGGGCATAAAGCACGCCGGTCTTGTGATTGTTATGGCTGCTTTGCTTTACCGTGAGCCCGTTGAATACTCGATCACGCTTCGCGGCAAGCGCCTTGCCCAAACGGGTCTGCTGCGAGCGCGCCGAGCCGTCTCCACGCACGCTGAGCATCAGGTCGCGCTCTTCGCAAAACTGGTTCAGTTCGCCAACTTTCTTTGGTTCCTCGCGATATGCCTCCCACCAGGTTCCGGTGAACTCGCGCCACATCTGACCATCGGTATCCGCCGCTTCATAGAGTTCGTTCAGATTGCAGAGGAAGCCGGGGATTCCCGCAACCTCCAACACGCCGCCCATGATTCCGGACCAGCTTTCGAACGACCCCAGGCGCGTCGCGTGCAAGGGTTTCCCGGCAGCGATCCAGGCTTGAACCACGGTGAGTGCTGCATGGACGAGCGCCGAACGATTCTCTCGGGCCCATTCGGTGATGAGCGGGTGTTTGAATCCCGCTCTCAGCCACGGCATGTCGATCCTCGGATCAATGCGGAGCCGGATGCAACGCCGGCTCATCTCGCCAGATAGCCGTGGGTTGTTGCCGGTCATCAGCCAAAGGGCATTGTTCCGGAGGTGCAACATCGTGGATTCGCCCAGGAGTCGATCCGTCCACCACGGCAGCGTCACAACGGATGCTAGCGCGGCTGAATCCAGTTTCCGTTTCTCACTGAGGTTGTCGAGGAGGATGATGGGCCGGCCTGTAATCAGTTCAGCCGTGATCATCTTCCGAACCTCGTCCTCGCTTTCCGGTACAGTCCGTCCTTCGGACGCAGAACCAGTCGAAACGATGCTGATCAAACTGGCCAGCAGCCCTTTACCGGAGCCCTGCGTGGGCGCCTCGATCAGGTGTATCGGAGCAAGGTCGCCAATGATGCGCTGCAGAAAGGGGAGGAGTATTGCGGCGACGGCATGAGCGCGATCCGAATCGCTTACAAACGGGAAGTCCCCGAGCAGTTCATCCACTAGCAGCCCTCTAGCGTGCGCGATTTGCTCCCGTGAGGGAATGATTGGAACTTCCGGGATTTCCAACGACTCGTCGGAGAACATCCAGAGCGCGTCGGCGCGATGGTAGCCGGCAGCGATGATCAACGCGGCGTCCTTTCCAAATGTCGGGGTACGAACCACCGATTCCAGCGGCGGGAGCGCCGGATCCGGGTTCACCATCATGTCTCGGGCCGTATCCCTCGATGGCGGCGCAGCGAGCACCGCTTCCTCGGTCACTCTGAGCCAGTTGGCGCTTCGGGCCAGTATGCCGTACATCGCCGTGTCGCCGAGCGCTTCGATCCGCCCCTGGGTGCCCGTGCCGGCAATGCGCACAAGAGCGCCGCCTTTCTGGAAGAGGAACGGCTTATCGGTGATGTCTGGCCCCACTGGCTCGTTAATCGCGTGAATCGCCGTCCAGGCGTCGGCGATCACGTCACGCAATTGCCGATTGTTGACCTGGATGCCCCGCAGCGGCTGTGGTTCCGGCGCGCCGACCGGGGCGGTCGCGGCGTTTCCCCTCGGACTGCCGCCGCCGAGTACACCAGTCTGGGTCGCGCGCCGCGGGCGAGCGATTTCCACGACCTTCAATTGCTTCCGAAGGGTGGTGACCGGCAGCCGGATCTTCCCACACCGCGCCTGAATCAGCCTGAGGTACCGATCCTGTTCAATGGGGGCGAGCCGGCCGACCTCCGATAGAATCGGCTCGATTATCCGGCTGAGATCAGCATCCGGAACATCGGTACTGAGCTTTGAGATGGCCAGTTCCAGCGGGGTCTGGGCTGCCGCGAGGATACCTTCGAAATCGGCCGCCGTCTTCCCCGAGGCGAAGAACTCGTTAACGTCAATCTTGGCGTCGGCCAGTAGCGCTTCGGCTTCGGCGCTTCCGCCTGGCAACGCGCCCAGCTTCTCCCGAGCCGAACGCTGCTTCTCGGCGAGAGGCAAAACCGCCACGCGAGTCGCAATCCCGTGAGCGGAGAGAAACCGCGCGGTCTTCAGCGCGCCCTGCATCCCCGCCTCGGACATTTCGTTGTCCTGGCAGATGTAGACGGTTTTCACACCGGCGAGTTTTGGCAGCAACCGTTCCCAGTCGGCCTCGCGGATCTGCACCGTTACCGGTGACACCACCGGGAATCCGTGCTCCATCAGGGAAATGCAATCCGTGACCCCTTCGGTGATGACGACCCGCTCGGGCCGCGCAAGCAGCACATCCTCGTTGTAGAGGACGTCATTCCGGATGTACGGCGAGATGTGGCTGTTGTTGCGGTCGTTGCGAATCGCCAGTTTCTTGTACTTCGACTTCTCCCACTCCTGATCCGGCGTCCAGGGCGTGCGCCGTCCGATCATGAAGACGACGTGTCCGCGACTCCAATATGGGAAGACGATCCGGCCATCGAAAAAGGGGAGCAGTCCGTCCTGCGCCGTGGGCTTGAAGACGGAGGTGGCCGTCAGTTCGCGCATGGTGAAGGCGCCAGGCCCGACCATCAACGTGCGCGCCACGCTGGGCTCGCTATTTTCCGCGTACCCGATCTGCAAACGGCCGATCGTCTCCTCGCTGATTCCGTATTTCCCCCGAAACCAGGCGAGGACCTCCGGGTTCCCGACGAGCCTCTGGTGATACACACCCGCAGACGCGGTCAGCGCCTCACGCACGCGAAGCCTGATCTGGTGAGCTTCCTCGGCCTGCTCCGGATTGCCGGCAGCGAGCGTCGACAAAGGCGGCAGTCGAACGCGTGCCGCCAGAAAGTCGCGAGCTTGCCGGTGGGAGTCCGGCATTGAGCCAGACTGCCCGCGGGTGACCACGCCGAAACGGACGAACTCGACCAACTGCAGCACATCGCCGCCGGTGCCACAGGCGTGGCAAAACCAGCCCTGCTTGTCGAGCCAGACATGAAGCGAGCGGTGCGACTGGCTCCGGTGGTTCGGGCAATCGCAATACAGGGTCTGCCGCGATTCCTGCGTAATGCGGCCGCCGAGGAGTTCGCGGCCTATCTCGCCAATGTCCACATCGGTGACCTGCCGGTAGTAGTCGTGGATATCTACCGGAAGCGCAGTCACTGCCGTGCCTCCGGGTGGAGCAGGAAGGAGAGAAACGTGTTTCTCCGGTCCACCTGGCGTTTGGCGGCGCAGTTGTCGATGCCCCACCGGTCCCCGAGAAGAATCACGGAGTCCTTCGCGCGCGTCACCGCGGTGTACAGCAGATTTCGGTGGTGCATGAAGGAATGCGACTTGTGGGCGATCACGACCGCGCAGGGAAATTCTGATCCCTGAACTTTGTGGATCGACGTCGCGTAGGCCAACTGGATATTGCCGAGCGCATCGCTGCCGCTCTTGATCTCTACCCGCCGGCCATCGAAATCGATGGAAAGACTGCCGTCCGGCGTGGCGTCAACCACGACGCCCATCGCGCCGTTCATGACGCCCAATTCGTAGTCGTTCTTCGTCTGGATCACCTTGTCGCCCGGATATGGCCGCGCGCGGTGGCCAGCCTCGACGGTAGGCACATCCACCCCGAACAACTTCTGCTGCAAGAGGCGCTGCAACTCGATATTCAACTCCACTGTGCCGAGCGGGCCTTTGTGCGTCGGCGTGAGCACCTGAACTTCACGAATCAGGTCGTAGCCGAGCCGCTCCTGCAGCACTTCTTCGAAGAGGAGCAGTAGCATTCGGCGAACATCGTCGCGGTCTGCGAACTTATCGATGACGTACCAGGGCCGGCGCGCGCCGCCGAACGAATCCGAGGTAGGTCGAACCTCGCCGTTGAGGATGGCTGTGGAGTTCTCTTTCAGAACACCGGCCTGGCGGATGATCCGGGTGAGCACCGTGGTCGGGATCGCCATGGACCGCACAAGGTCTCGCAGGAGGTTACCCGGGCCCACCGGCGGCAACTGGTTGTGATCCCCGACAAGAACCACGGCGGTGCGCATGCGATCCACCGCCTGGAACAACCGCCAGGCGAGGGCGATATCCACCATCGAGACTTCGTCCACGACGAGAATGTCCGCGTCAATCGGGTTCAGCGCGTCCCGCGAATAAGTGTTGCCGTTGAAGCCCAACAGGCGATGAATGGTACTTGCCTCATGGCCAACTACTTCCTCGAGGCGTTTTGCAGCCTTTCCAGTGGGCGCTGCGAGCACGATCTTTAACTCCAATCGTTCGGCGACGCTGGCGATGGTCGATACCGCGTATGTCTTGCCGCTACCGGCGCCGCCGGTCATGAGCGAGATGGAAAAGTTGAGGGCGTTCCTGACTGCATCGCGTTGCTCGGGATTCAATTCGCCGCCCTCAGCATCGAGAAGATCCTCTACCTCGGTGACAGCGTGCGGGCTGCGCTGACCGGCGGTCTTCAGGATTTCGGCGATATCTGTTTCCATCCGGAGAATCTCCGGATCGGCAACTACCAACCGCTCGAACGGCTGCGAGACAAGCCGCCCCTCGGCAATCAGAGCTTCGAGATGCTCTTCAATCACGTGACGGCTGTCGAGTGTGTCCATCACCAGGAGCGTGTTGGCGCGGTCAAGCAAGTCTTCGTACTCGACCCAGCAGTCCCCGTCATCGAGGGCGGCCAGCACGCAGTAATGGAGCCCGGCGCGAAGCCGCGAGGGAAGGTCCTTGGGCGTTCCCATCTTGCGGGCGATCTTGTCGACGCGCTTGAAGCCGTAGCCGGTGATTTCCCGCATCAGCACATAGGGATCGTTCTCCAGGATCGGCACGACCTGGCTGCCGAATTTGCCCACCAGCGTCGTCACCTGGTGATGGGTGAGCCCGAAGCGGGACAGGTAGGTCATGGCGGCGTTGAAGTCGCTGTTGGCAATCCAGATACGTTGGAGATCCAGGATCGCCTCCACCGGCGCCTTCGCGATTGTGGCCACGGTCTCGGGCTGACTGCGGATCGCCGTGTCGAAGCGCGCGCCGAAATGGTCGGCGATCAGCCGGGCTTTGACCGGTCCGATCCCTTTCACGTCCGGGTGATTCGCCAGGAAGTTTGCCAGCCCATCCGCGTCCATCTCCTGATCGAAGCCCATGCAATCGGCCGCGAACTGCCGTCCGTACTTCGGATGGTGGGTCCAATGGCCTTCCAGACGAACAGAATCATTCTCCCTGGCGAACACCTTGCCGGCAAACGTAATGAGATTACCGTCCGATGTCCGGAGGCGCCCGGCGCTGAACGCCGGGCCAGAATAGAAGACCATTTCCACGATGCCGCGGAGAGAACATCGGACCTCTGAGGTTGCCGCCTTCGTCATGCTTTCCACCTCGCGTGAGCGCCGAGCAGATAGGCCTGCACAAACTGACAGGCCGCCTGACGGCTGGAACAGAAAAACACCGGGATGCGGTAGTCGAGTGTGATGGAGAGGGCGCTGCCGAGCACGGCGTTCGGATGGGCGCCACCCCGGTAGCGTCCTTGCAGAACTTCCAGAAGGCCTGCCTCTACTACCACGCAGGCAGCGCGGTAGGCAGCCAGCTTGCAGAGTTCGCGCCGGAAGCGGGCTCTCTGGTGAATGACGGTGGAGACAAAATCGTCGAGCGTTTTCCGTTCCACGGCAACCACCGCCTCCAGGCCCGCGACCGAGTAATCCCCGGCTGGCAGGGCGCGGCGTTCCACCACCACCAGCCGGGAATCGAATGAAAACGCCTCCTGCTCCCTTGTGTCGGCGATGAGCGTGACCAGCGCCGGGCTAGAACGGGACAAGCGCGTCCCCCGCATCCTGCCGGAACTTGCTTGGTGTCCGGTCGTTTACGATGCGGCTATTGAAGTAGATGTTCTCGTTGTCGCCCTTGGTCTTCTTGGTGACCTCCAGCTTCACGTCGAGCAGCTTGCTCAGATTCCGGGGCAAGTCCGACAGTTTCTCCAGGTCCAGACCGCAGATGTGCAGGTCGGTCTTCACGAACTTCAACGTGTTCGGGGTGAAGACGCTGTTGCGCCACATGAGGCGGTTGACGTGGCGCGGCGCCAGGACACGGAGTGTCCACTTCAGCATCGGGTTACCGGTGGTGTGCGCTTCGGTGATCTCCACCTTCTCCACAACAACCTGATACTTGCCGTCGGGAACGCTCTCCCTGTCCGAAAGCTCCGCCGGAGTTTCACTCCGGAAGTCGTCGTCAAACTGAGTCAAATCGATCGAATTGTTAGCCATGTGCTGTTCTCCTGGTGTGATGAATTACTGCTTTGCTGGTGCCTGAGCCGGACGGCTGGGCTCCACAGCCTTGACCGTGGGTGCCGCCACCGTCGCCGCGTTGTAGGACTCCCTGAACTTGCCGAAGTCGAGTTCCAGCGTCTCGGGCAGCCGGCCCGTACGGTCGCCGGCCTCGTAGTAAAGGCTCGGCTTGGTACGGATCACGCGCCGCATGCTCTGCTCGCCGTTGTCGCCCGCGACGACTTCGAGATCGCAGAACAGCACCATGTCGGCCATCCCGAGCACAATCTTGCGGGCCTTGTCCGGCAGCGTTGGCACCACCCGCGTGTACTTGCCGGTGCGCGAGTCCACCTCCATCTCCTTGGCGTGCGAGATAAGGAACAGCCCGTAGGGCAGGAAGGCGAGCTTGGTGAGGACGCGCTGGAACTCGTTATTGACCAGCGCATAGCCCTTGCCGTAGCCAAGATCGGATTCGTGCTCCACCTTGAACTTTGCCAGGATGTATTCGGTGCAGAACTTGTAGGCGTTGTCGATCGTATCCAGAATCACCGTCTTGAACGGGTGATTGCCTTCGACGATTTCGGCGCATGCCTTGCGCAGATCCTCCCAGGACTGAATGGGCACCTGATAAACATCCAGGGCGTTGAGTCCGGGCTCGGTGGCCAGGAAGAGCGCACCATCGGCTTGCGAGCAGAGGGTCGTCTTCCCGATTTTCGTTTGCCCATACACCAGCACGGTGAGATCAGCGAGGTCGGGCTTGGGTTGAGTTTTCGTTGTCGGTAACGGCATGGTTGCGTAGTCTCCTTTTAGAAAGTGGTCTCGGTGGGATCGTTGGGCAGCACCCGCAACTCCTCGTTGGGCGCCACCCGTTGGTAGAAGTTCTCGATGACGTTGGGATTACCGTTCGAGCGGCACAGCGCGAAGTACGCGCACGGCCTGTGAAAGTTGAAGCAGAAGCCGGTGTTCTGATAGAAGACGCCGCGGCGGCGCGCGTCGAGGAATGCCTGGGTGAGTTCCCAGAGTTCGCTGCGCAGAATGTCGAAGCGGTCTCGGGAGAGGTAAAGCATTTCCCGGTGGAGCATGGCCGGATCGGTGTACTTTTCCGCCAAGCGCTCCTGGAATTCCTCATCCGTTTCCGGCAGCTTCCGCTTGGCGGTGGTCTTGCCCGTCTTCGACTTCGCCAGCAGCTCCGCGCGGCGCATCTCGTACTCTTCCTCCGTCTCGCCCTTACTCTGCTGGAGCTTCGCTTTGACGAGGATGTTGTAGAGGATGCCGGTGATGGTGATGCCCATCGCCTGTTCCACGTAATAGGCGTAGATGGTGATCTGGAAGTCCGTCCACAGCCGCTCCAGATAATCGGCGTCGAGTTGCGCGGCGGTCTTGTGCTCCAGGAGGAAGTAGTCGTCCCCGATGCGCACGATGCCGTCGACCTTGCCGGCGAGGACGAAGCTGCGGGATGCCGCGCCGGTGGCCGGATTGACGATCGGACCTTGGAACGTCTTCTCCAGCGCCACCACTTCGAACTCTTCCGCCGCATACCGCGCCGCGTAGGCCTTCATCATTGCTGTGGCGTTGTGCCAGTCCCGGCGTTGGCCTTCGTCATACAGCCGGTTAGGGCAGAGAGTTCCGATGAAATCCAGCACGCGCCCGAGGTCGCGGCACTGCTGCCACAGCTCAAGGCACTGGTGGAAGAGGGTGCCGAAGTGGAGGTTCCCATCGCGCTCCAGACCGACCAATTGCTGGATGTAACGCCAGTCCACCGCTTTCCGGCAATTCCGAAAGAGCGACCACATGCTGTAGGTGGAGGTCATGAGCTGGGCGCTCATTGGGCACCTCCAGCGACGAAGTAGCGGGGCCCAATGCCGGCGGCGTCAAGCGCTTCTCGAATCTGCCGTTTCCGGACCTGGATGATCTGGCGCGAGCAGCCCAGCGCCTCGGCGGTTTCGACCGTGGAGTACCAAAACAGCGCCAGGGCGGTTTCATGGACGGCACTGGGCAGCAGGGCGAGCGCTCGTTCAAGGTCAATCCGAAACCGCCCACGAGCTGCCGAACTTGGAGCGGAATCGGCGACCGGGATCTCCTGCTCCCTCCGGCTGGGTGCCAGGCGGTACCGCTGGATGGACGTCAGTTTCTTGTCCATGACGCGCGAGGCGAATGTCTGGACGGACGCCCTCTCGCTGTCGAACTTCGGCCAGCGCGCGAGAAATGTCAGGACGAGCTGGCTCTCCACATCCTCCCGCTCGTCAACGCCCAGCCCGCAGCGTCGAACAAAAGCATTCGCCTTCCTCCCGGCGAGATCCTGGACAACAGGGAGTGCCTGGTCAAGTGTGAGATCAACCACGGCGGCCCCCTTCCAGTTCGATTTCCATGGAGAAGGGCAACCCGTGCCGGACCTCGAGCTCGCGGATCTCGCCAGCATCGACTTCGCGCACGTAGGCGAAGAACTCGGCGACCTGCGGCCGAAGCTCGGCGTTAGGTTCGGCGGGCTTGCCTGCGGTGGGCGGGGTCGCGAACTTGACGTCGCGCACCGTGGCGGGCCAGGGTTCAAGCACCAACTCGCCGCCGCGGATCTGCAGGTACTCAAATCTGCCGAAGCCGAGCCGCTGTATCGCGGCGAGGAAAGTCGACTCGGACGGCAGCATGTCCTGAGTGGTGACCGGCGGCGTCATCGCGCCACCTCCTGGGGTAGGTCGCCCGGAGACTTCTGAGCAACGATCCAGGCATCCACGTCATCCGGGCGATACCGAACCAGCGCGCCGATCTTCACGTACTGCGGGCCTCGCCGTTGGCTGCGCCATTTGCGAAGCGTCAGCACGCTGATCGAGCACGAATCCGCTACCTCGTGTTCATTAAGGAGTCTTTGTGGTGTGTTGAGCTTCATCTCGATGCTTGCTGCGGTATGTGTCCCGCAACCTCTGCATCGAGAATGCCCGAGATGGCTTTGTCAAACGATAGGAGATACCGAACACTTTCCGAAGAATTTCCGAAAAGTTCAGCGCCTGCGCGGCGTCTTGATCCCGGCTGGCAATTCGCCCCTCAGCAGCGCCTCGGGCGCCATGCCCATCCTTTCGGCCATGGTCTTGAAGTTGCTCCGCTGCATCTCGCCGGTATCGAAAAAACTGCGCAGAGTCTGTTCCGTGATCCCCGCCTGAACACTGAACTCGGCTTGATTCAAAACCCGTGCGGCCATGTAGCTCTTGACTGCGGCGACAGCTTCCAGGCTTCCGGTCGTCCGCTTACGGCGCATTTCGGGCTGCGACAACACCGCACGCTGGCGTCCGTCCTTGAGCCACTCCAGCGTCAGCTTGCCGTCAGTGGCAAACGGATAAAGCGGCAGGATCTGCACCGCGCCATCCCGGAACAGCCGCTCGTGTTCTGTTCGTTGTGGAAGCGCTAATGGTGTAAGCAGTGCGGGGGCGTCGCTGGAGCTTTCAAGTCGTGTCAGCCGACCGAGGACAGCGTCCATTTCGGGCTGCCCAAGCAGCAGATGGACCTGCAGACTGCGCCCTGCCACTACTTTCACGCCCACGTGAAGCAGACCGTTGTCCATGGCCTGCGTAGCCGCTATGATTTCGTTTTCCGCACGAAGTTTGTTGATCAGAGCACCGACCGAAACGGCATACTGCCGGATGTCGTCGTCGGTGAGACGAACAGGATTGCAGTAGTCGTCAGCGGCGGCAACGCCGTAGATGGTTCCGCCCACGCGCCGTACCAGCAGGGGTCCGCCGGCACCGAGCCGCGGCGGTCGCCCGATCTCATCCGCTGCGGCGGTCTCCTTGAACACCCCTTCTTCGAGCAGACGGGCAACATCAGCGGCGGGGAATTGGGCCAGTTCAGCGGCGAGTACGACCGGCGCCTCGTCCGCAGCCAGCAAGCGTAAAACGTACTGGAGCGGACTTTCAGGCACTGAGGATCTTCCACCGCCGCAGGTAGCGGAAGATGTCCTCGGCGTGGGTGGCGCGCTTGAACGAGATTTTGTTGGTCCCGCTAATCTCTACGCGCTTTCCGCGACCGTCGTCCGGGAACCCGATTTTGAGGACTGCCTTCTGAATCGTTGCGCCCGCAAGGCGCTTGCGAAGGTAATTCAGCTGCAACGTGTCCAGAACATCCTTGGACCGGACAACGAAGGCGGGCGCGTGTTTCTGCTTCAGTTTGAAGTGGAGTTCAACCAGGGCTGCCGAGTCTCCGTCGTCGACATCCAGTGCGAAATCTTCACAGGCAATGACGCCGAGCGTGAACTTCTGGGCGGATTCCGGCTTCTCGAATAGCTCGGCATCGCCGAAGTAGCATTCGGCGAAACTCGTGCGGAGTGCGCTCTCCTCTTTCTCGAAGCGTGCTTCGATCTCCACCTGGCCGGTCTCGTTGTTGTAGCTGATGAAGTCCTGCTGTGCCGGGCGAAAGACAGTGGGGGATACCTTCGGCTTGACGCGGGACCCTTGGAAAACCAGCATCGCCTGCGTGCGCTTCTCGTGATAGACGATGATGTTCGTGTACGCGCCTTCCTGATACTGTCGCACCAGCACGCGGTCGCTGTTCTTGTCGTCCTTAAAGAGCGCCGATAGCTTCTGCTGGAATTGGTCGGTGGCGGCGGGAACATCCGCGATGGTTAACCCGGCCTCGCCCTGGAAAACGGAAAACCTCTCCGCTTGGTGGAGCGCGCAACGGTCGTACGCCAGGTTGAAGGCGTCCTCGTTCTCAGCGCGGACCTTCAGGCTCAGGCACTCGACGGGCAGTTTTCCCTCGGGATCGGGTTCGTACTTGTGGTCCCCGCAGGCGGCAATCAGGTCTTCGTGGCCGCGCTCATTGGAGAGGTCATACGCACGATAGAGGCCCTCCATGAACTGGTCCTTCTGCTCGCCGTCGCCATTGAGGATGAAATCCTTGAATGCTGGCACGTCCAACGACGTGGCGTCGGCCTGGAGACCATCGCCCCAGATGCCCATGTACAAATGCAGCACGCCCTCATGGCCCTGGAACTTGTCCAGGAAACGATCTGCGTTGAACGCCCTATGCTTCACCATATTCGTGCCGGTGCCTCTTTACTCTGTTGCCCGCCCTTCAGCGCTCGCCACGCCGGGTTGAGCCAGGCCGCTCGGCGAAGGCAGTGCCTTCTCGGAACCGGCCAGCCGTTTGGGCTTCTTCGCTGACACTAGTTTCTTGATGGAGGGTTCCGCCGGCAGGTTCTCGGGCACCACTCCGCCCAGTTGCCGGATGGTCGCTCGTACCGCCTCTCCGACCTGGCGGTGCGTGTGGATGGCGTGAGACTCTCCATTCACTTTCTCCCGGCGCAACTTGTCTTCCGCCTGCGTGATCCGGAACTCGTTCGCCGCCAACTCGACTCGGCCGGCGCGGTCCAGCAGGTCGTCTTTCGGGGAGATGCCCTTCCGGGATTTGATCTCCTTGACGCCCATCCCATACAGTCCGCGGTAGCCGGCGTCGTGGAATAGACCATAGTTCTGCACTCCCGCGTCCTTGGCCGCCGAAGTCAGGCTCCGGTTGGCTTCCTTCACCCGCTGGCGCATCTCCACCCGCCGCAGCTCGGGGTTCTGATCCCGGATCTCCTGACGGCGGGTCTGCACCGCGAAGTACGTTTGGGCGAGCCCCACCTCCGCCTTGCGGGGATCACCGTTCATCGCGATCAGGTAGCAGGCATAACGGGAAAGAAATATGTCGTTTCTCTGGACTTCCGCTCCCTTTCCGGCCGCAATCCCCTTCGTGACCTCATGAAACTGATCACCTGCGTCCACTCCGGCACTTTCGCATGCCATCTTTGCCTTCTCTATCACGTTCGCGAAGTTTTCCCAACTGGTATACCCTAGCAGCGGTTGAAGATCACGCCCCATCCAATACGCAACCCCGTTGGGAGAAACCCGTTTGCATGCCTCCAATTGATTGACTAGAAGCGGTCTGAGTTGATCCAAGAGAAACCTCCTTCCCCAGAGGTTAACAGACGGAGAGGCCACGCACAATATCTATTTTCCATCTTGCGCAGTCTTTTCCATTTATTGACTTCCAGCCCTTGCTGGCCATATACTGGTTCTTCCCGAAGGCCAATCAATGAAATTCCGCGACGACCTACTCAAGCGTATAGAAAAGAAGGAACTGGAGATCCGGGACCTGGAAAAGCAACTCGCGGCGGCCAACGCCTACCTGCAGGCGCTGCAGGAGACTGTACGCATTCTTCCAAAGGAGCCGTTGGGCAGTCCGATGTCGCCCGCTCAAGTCCTGCGGCCGGGAAGCGCAGTTGCGAAGGCGCGCGAGGCGATCATAAAGGCCGGCAAGCCTCTCCACATAACGGAACTTCTGAAGGCGCTCGGCCGACCGGTGGACAAAAACAGCCGGGTCTCCCTGAGTGGCTCCCTGAGCGGCTACGTGAAGCGGAACGAGATCTTCACGCGCCCAGCACCAAACACGTTCGGCTTGATCGAGCTAAACCACAGCCAAATGCCGGAGGATGAACCACCCGAAGATTTCGGATCTCTCCCCGAGGATGAGCCGGAGAAGCCGGAAGCGCCGGCAACGGACCTCACGGACGATGACGTACCTTTCTAGCCTCTAAAGTGGAACAATACATAGGACAAATGTTGCATTGTCGTTTCGGCCCCGGCCGTAACGACCGCACCTGGCGGCGCACGGTAGATTCCCGGTACGTCCGATCATACGTATGAGCCAAACCGCACTCCACGACATCGAAAAGCTCGAAGACAGCCTGTGGGCCGCCGCCGACAACCTGCGCGCCAACTCGAAGCTGACATCGTCGGAATATTGCATGCCGGTGCTCGGCGTCATCTTCCTGCGGCACGCCACCAACCGGTACGACGCGGCTCGCCAACAAATTGCCGGCGACCAGGCAGCCGGCAAGATGCCGAAGCGCCCGCTGGTCAAGGGCGATTTCATTAAGCGCCGCGCCCTCCTGCTCCCCAAGGAGGCCCGCTACGACGAGTTGCTGAGGCTGCCCAAGGGTACGAACCTCGGCACCGCGCTCGTCGAGGCCATGAACGCCATTGAGCGCGATTTCGAACCACTCGCGGGCCAACTCCCCAAGGACTACGAGAAGTTCGGCAGCGATCTGCTCGAAGACCTCCTGCGCGTATTCGACAGCGCTACCCTGCGCACCGCCAGCGGCGACGTCTTCGGCCGTATCTACGAGTACTTCCTCATGAAGTTCGCCATGCAGGGCGCCCAGGACAACGGCGAATTCTTCACGCCACCCTCCCTCGTCCAGACCATCGTCAACATCATCGAACCCGACCACGGCATCGTCTTCGACCCCGCCTGCGGTTCTGGCGGCATGTTCGTTCAATCCAGTCACTTCATCGAGCGGCTCGGAAAAGACACTGCCCACCGGGTCACCTTCTTCGGCCAGGAGAAGACGGCTACCACCATCCGCCTGGCGAAGATGAATCTTGCCGTCCACGGCCTGGAGGGCGACATCCGAGAGGCGAACACCTTTTACGAGGACGTCCACACGCTCTATGACAAATGCGACTTTGTGATGGCAAATCCGCCCTTCAACGTCGACATGGTGGACGCCGAGAAGGTAAAAGATGATCGCCGCCTCCCGTTCGGCTTGCCCGGCGTGAACAAAGCCAAGAAGGTATCGAACGGCAACTACCTCTGGATTTCCTACTTCCACAGCTACCTGGGGCCGAAGGGCAGGGCCGGCTTCGTCATGTCTTCGCAGGCCTCAAGCGCCGGGCACGGCGAAGCCGAGGTTCGCCGCAAGATCGTCGAAACCTGCGACGTGGACGTGATGGTTTCCATCCGCTCCAACTTCTTCTACACCCGTACCGTCCCTTGCGAACTCTGGCACTTCGACAAGGGTAAGCCAGCAGACCGCCGCGACCAGGTGCTGATGATTGACGCGCGGAATATCTACCGCAAGGTCACGCGCAAGATTTACGATTTCACGCCGGAGCAGTCGGCCAATCTCACCGCGATCGTGTGGCTCTACCGCGGCCAGGCGGATCGATTCCTTGGGTTGGTGCAGCGCCACCTGGACCGCACGATTGCGGAGGCTGCCGCTATTGGCGAGCACGCCGCCGAATTCCGCAAGGCCTACACTACCCTTGCCGAGGCCGCCGCGCCGTTTCTTAAGGCGTTGCCCGCGCAATCAGAAGACACGGCGGAAGCTAACGCCCCCAACCTCCAAGACCTGATTAAGGAGCGGGACGAAGCGGCCGAGGCCTGTTTCCGGTCCCTCGATGAGTGGACCGCACTCATCGCCAAGAAATGGAGCAAACCATGCGCGCCCGATCTCGCAGCCCAGCAGAAGCGCCTGGCTGCTCTCGATGCGCTCGCCACTGCCTGCCGTGACCTGGTGAAGGATGTCGACCTCGTCACCAAACTCGCCACCCGGTTGGTGGACGCCGCCGAAAAGGAGGTCAAGAAATCTAAGGAGAACGGCGACGACAATCACGACAACTGGGATGGCCGCGCTATCGGGCGCCTCGAAAAGGAACTCGAGCCCCGGCGCAAAGAGCTGGTCGAGCAGCTCAAGCGCACGGCCTACTTCCAGCGCCAGGCGCAATGGCTCCTGTCGCGATTCCCGGAGGCTAAATTCGTAGCCGTCCCTGGACTTTGCCGCGTTGTCACGCGCGCCGAAATCCAGGCCGCCGACTGGAGCCTCACGCCTGGACGCTATGTGGGCGTGGCGCCTCCGGAGGTGGATGAAGAATTCGATTTTGAGCAGGCCCTTCGCGACATCCACATCGAACTGGCGGACCTTAACCGGGAATCGTGCACTCTCGCGGCCAAGATTCAGGCGAACTTCGAGGGGCTGGGTATATGA